AGTGATGCGAAATAAGCAGTGCACCTTCGATTGAAGTTTGTAATATCCATCACCTCTAGTTACGCAGTGGACAGGTTCGTGAGTAATTCCAACACGACCACTTTAAACAACAAAAACTTTGGATGGAGAGCGAAGTAGTAGGGCAAGTCCCACGCTTTTCTCTCCATTTTTTTGCTTCACACTTCCTTAACATCAAAATTCTTTATGTTAATTCAAAATAGTTCTTGACAAACCCCTCAAACATCTGTATAATATCTATATGAAAAGAAAAAGGAAACCACATTTTCCTAGATGAATGAGTGTGGAGGTTATGTCTGAACATACACTGAGGGATGAAAATGCCCTCCCCAATTTAACAATATAACAAAGGAGAGCATTATGCCAATAAAATTTAAACCAAGTGCAAAGAAATACGTCAGAGGCGTACCAGCAAGTAAATTACCTATGGAACACTTCTACATCAAAAACACACCAAAACAAGAGTTGTTTGAGTACATCAACGACAGAGGTTCAAACATGAAACCTAAAGTAAGACAGAAGTGTCTAAACGAACTAGTCCGCAGAGGTATAGTTATCGAGTGGAGCGAGGTGCAGTCATGAAATGGGGTGGTAAAGCAAAACACGTAAGCATAGTGAAGAAAACATCACAAGGCGATTCACATAGAAATATGTCCCTCAACAAGAACAAACACAAGAAGCGTTCGTTCAAGAAGTACAGAGGACAGGGCAGATAATGGGAATTGTAATTCAGTTTCCAGACAGGAAGAAATTACAACTCCTTGAACTACAGGAAGAACTCAAGGTGCAGGAAGAAGAAATTCAAATGTGCCTTGACGACTTACAAGATTTAAACGAACATATAGTAGAGTTGACAATGGAGTACGAAACTCTGTTGAACCACTTATGTAAATTACAGGGCATTAAATTGCCTGAGGAAAGATTCAATGACTAAAAAAGCAAAACAATTAGAACAGCACATACGAGATATGAAGTATCGTATGGAACTAGTAAGAACAATAGTGCCAGTATTAGTACTAATTCTACAGGTTTTTATACTTGGGAAAATACTATGAAGCAAGGCAGTATGCAGTATGACCAGTATGGTCGTAAAAGAAAAGTAGGTCATCTCTACAAGAGTACAAAAGCGAAACCAAGTTTCGATGTACAGATGAAGAAAAAATTTAGAGAAGTGAGTGATATCCCGAGTGCACCAGTGGGAGAATATACTGTGCCTAAGGATAACTCATACAAACAAGACATCAGTAAGCAATACACGGTATCGATTGCTTATAACAAAGGTGCATATCAAGTGATACCTAAAGGAGAAGTGAAAGACATTGGCAAATAAATATAATAGACACTATGCAGTAGGCATGGAAGCGAATGGTAGTAAAATAAAGTCCATTAACTACCCTTTAGACACCGAACGTAAATTTCCACACTGGGATTGTCCAGCAAGGAACTGTAAACATATGTGGATAGAGTTAAAAAATGGCAATATACTAAGAGATGATGAACTTATACTCAAAAAAGAGTGGGATATGATTGAGAAAGCAGAGAAGTTCATATCTGAAATTAGTGGAGGTGTAGCATAATGAGTAAGATTAATGATTACGCTAGGTTTGTTGACAGTTGCACATCTGAAACAAGTAAAGATACGACTAAAATGTGTGATAGATTGGACAAACTAATGGGAAACCATACAGTGCAGAACGGTAAACTAATAGAGTGCGAAATCGACATGGCAAGATTGATGACTGCACTGATAGGAATGATGGCAGAGTCAGGAGAATTTGCTGAGGTAGTGAAAAAGAAAGTATTTCAGAACAATACACAGTTCACAAACGATGAGATTTTTCACATGAAAAGAGAGTTGGGTGACGTACTTTGGTACTGGGTTCAAGGGTGTATAGCACTTGGGTTTACTCCAGACGAAGTAATGGACGAGAACATTAATAAACTAGAGAGTAGATATCCGAATGGATTTGAAATCATACGCTCAGAAGTAAGAGCAGAGGGAGACATATAATGGCAAATCATGTATATTTTACAATACACATAGAAGGTATTGAAGATGAGCAGTTCAATAACTCAGTAATAAGTGAGAAAAGGACTAGAAAGGACTATGATGGCAACCCCTATGAAGTAACAGAGTTGGTTGAGATAGAACATCAACCATTCATGTCCGAAGTAGGAAAACGATTGGACAAAGATGGAGAGTTAGAAGACTCATACAACTGGTACTGTGAAGAAGTAGGTGCTAAATGGTGTTGCATTGACGAAATGCAAGATGGATATATTGCTGGCTACAGTGCTTGGAGACAACCACATGAGTTAGTAATAAATATAATTGAATACTTTGCAAAGAAGTATGATACTGAAGTGACTGCAAGTATGACTTATGAAGATGAGTTTAGAAACTTCATGGGTAAGCAGTACTATGGTTCTGACAAGTGCGAAGAGGATGGTTGGTATGGACATGACGGAGACTACAGCGAGACTGATGGTGATGAACTCTTAGAACAGTTTAAGGAATTATATCCTAGTATCGACACTGAAGATGAAGACTTTTGGAGTAACGAGTACGAAGTCGAAGGAGAAAAGATATATCCTAGTGAAGTGCTAGATGAATTAGCAGACCAATTCTGGGAGAGAGCATAATGACGGAACATACAGACATAGTAGAAAAACGAAGACTCTATCTAGAAGCAGAAGATTGGGGTAATAAAATATCCCAACACTACTGTACTAAAGGTGGTAGAGGAGACTTAGGTTTTGGAATGGGTTACTTTGTATATTATAACAATGGAGCAGTACATAAACTAGAAGGAAAGAGGATAAGTATAGTGCAAGTTCCTAAGAGTATAGAAGAAGTCATTGACGACTACGGAAGGAGTCAAGCATGATTAACTACACACAAGACCAAGTAGAGTATATAACTAACCAATATAGACTTAAACCTGATAGAGATACAGTAGAAAAACTAGCAGAAGAACTAGATAAGAGTGTAAAATCGATTATAGGTAAACTATCAAGAGAAGGAGTCTATAGAAAGACTGAATATACAACCAAAGCGGGTGAGAAACCAGTCACGAAACTAGAAATAGTCCAAGAAATGGCTGACCTACTAGAAATACCAGTAGAAAAACTATTAGGACTAGAAAAATCACCAAAAACAGTACTAAAACTATTAAGAAATTCACTAGGAGAAGAATAATGAGATTATGTAAGTTAGTAAAAGCTGGAGAGAACATGAAAATCATAGGTGAGCATGGATTATATGCAGAAGTGATAGAGTTGTTCGAAAGTCCCAGCGGGTATAAAGCACGACTAAAGTTCGGAGATGATTGGAAAACTGAGCTAAGTGTGAAGCGTCTAAGAATGATACAAGACCCCAACGTGGTAAGAAGTCCTCATGCAATCTAAAGGCTAAGGGACAAATTTACGAAAGTTACCTATAACCCACTCTTGCAGTGGGTTTTTTATTGCCTCAAAAAAATTTTGAATTGGCGAAAGTTTATAGAATTTTAGATAAGTTTTTAGTAATTGTTGATTAGATTGAAAGTTAATGGACTTTAGAGTTAAGTCCAGTTGATACTTGGTTGTATCTTGTTGATATTGATTATACAATTAACACTCTGTTCTTGTCCCAGATTAGATGCTCAGCTGTCACTCTCGCTTACGCTTCGTTCCAGCTTCTCAGCATCAGTTAGGACTAACGAGTGTAATCGGTAGTTCGTATTGACTGTATATCAAATTTATGAATATATTTTATCACACTTTTTATCATAATGCAAGAAGTGTTTTTCGAAGGGGTATGATTTTGTTTGTTGTTTTGCCTTTAGCGAATGATAAAATATTTTCTTTTATGAGGGATAGTTGAGTTGTTATGTGATTTTGTTCTATTGATTTTCATGGAGGTCACGAACGTTTTGTAATTCTACGAAATCTCTCGCGTTCAAAGAGTTTTCGTGCCTCTAATTCTCGTGAACGCTTTCGATAATTGTTCGTTTCATTTCTTTTAGCGTTGGGTTTTATGTAATATTTTCTGTTTCTGCACTCCTCTTTTATCCCAGCGTTATCACACTTTTTCCGAAAGATTCGAAGTCCTTTTTCGAAACTCATTCCTTTTAACTCAACTTTTGGCATTTGCCCTCCTGTGAAAAGTCCATCCACGTTTTCGTAGATAGTATACTTGTGAGGCGATTTGTGACGTACTTCTGTCCAGCTGTTTTGCAATATCTTCTGTTGACATACGATTGTAGTGTCTTTTCAAAAAATCTTTTTCTACCATTGTCCATGTTTTATTCATAAATTGTTACCACCATCATTGTTCTATGTCCCACTTTCGGATAGTAATGAAAGTGAGTACGGTTTTTAAATAAAAGTGCTTTCCATTGCTCTGGATAGCAAACGTGTTCTATTTTGCCATCATCTCCAATTACAACGGTTGCACTCGTGTTATCGAGTGGTTGATTGAGACAAAGTAGAAAATTATAATATTCTCCACTGTGGTCTCTGTGAGGTAAACATTTGACTTGTCCATTGGGAAAAGTATTGTTTATACGAAATGTTTCTATTTTATCTAGGTCTACTTCTTTTCCAAAGTGTTTTTGCCAAAAAGCATCGAGAACATCAATCCACTCTGTTTCGTGTTCATCAATTAGGTGCATTTTGTCAGCAACAAAGAAAGGACTCAGGTGAACTGGGTCAACGTTCCAAGGTAATAATCTAAATAGAGTTTGGTCAGTATAAGTAGTAATCTGCTCTTTTAGTTCTTTTGATAAGAAATTTTTATCCTCAATTATCATAGTAAAATGTTCCTACAAGTACTACTCTTATTCCTTTTTTGGGTAATAAAAATGTATGTTTCAGATTAGAGAAAAGAAGTGAAGCTCCTGCTTTTGCTGGAAACTTATGTTCTTTGCCTTCTTCATCAAAAACGATAGTAGACAATTCAGGATTATTTGTTATATAAGTAATCATACTATAACAGTTTTTCTGATTCCAATGAAAGTCTCTGTGTATATTGACATCTACATCTCTAGAATAGTTTACATTGATACAAAGTCTGTTAACGTAATCTGGTTTTGGCATACCCATCTTTTCTAGTATACCATACCATATATCTACCATCTGTTGTCTATCTTCTTCTATGTTTACTGGATAATCTCTTAAAGGTTCTCTTGCTGGTTCATTTTTAGTAATAAAATGAGATGCAAACATTCCAAGTTCATCATCATCTGTAAAATTTAAAGAGAATTGATACCTTAATTTATCAAAGAATAGCCCGAAATGCGATTCCGTTATATTTAGTGTATTTTCTAGATATTTTATCATACGAATATTATACAAAAATTTTTAATTGCTGTCAAGAACTATTTTTAGATATGTTATAGATTATTCTTGACTTATGCTCGCAAAGTTGCTATAATATATCTATGAATGAAAATGATATATACTATTTATTTTTCCTAGTGATGTGTGTACATATTGCTTACTCATTAGGAAAACAATTCGGAATACAAACCACGATAGACTATTTAGAAAAGGAAGGAATTTTAGAGTTCGATGACTCTGAAAAATAGTTCTTGACATCAAGGTTAATTTTTGATATAATTATTTTGTAAGTGATAGTTTCACTTGCATATTGGTGCGTCTACCGAAAGGAGACGTGAATTATTTACTGAAAAGGAATTATGGAGAAAAATATGAGTATAGATTTAAGCAAATTTTGGCTTGGATTGGATATGCCCACATTACCGTCTTACACGGATGCAGCATATCCACGATATAACTTAATCGAAAAGGCAGGAGACTATCGTATAGAAGTCGCAGTGCCAGGATGGAGCAAAGATGAGTTGGAGATTGTTTTTGATAACAAAGAACTCCACATCAAGGGTAAAAAAGAAACAAAACTAGGAGAAGATGAGAATTTTATTCATCAAGGACTAAGTCTAAAATCTTTTGAACGAAGATTTATTCTAAACGCCGACCTACAAGTAGAGAAAGTAAGTCTACAAGACGGATTGTTGACAATCACACTGTTACGAACTCCAGATTCCAAGAGAAAAATCTTGGAGATTAGTTGATGAGAACATTATCAAAAGTTCGTGATAGTATATGTGAGAATGGAGAGTTTTGCAACATGATTGCAAATGCAACTCTAGCGTGTGCCTTTGGAGGCATAATGGTGAATTCCATTGCCATTCTTACTTAAACTGTCAGAATGTATTAGGGGAGCTTTGGCTCCCCAACCTATAAAGGAAAATATGAAAATATCAGAAGAAGGAAAAAGTTTAATTAAAAAATTTGAAGGCTGTGAATTAGAAGCATATAAGTGTGCTGCTGGTGTGTGGACTATTGGTTATGGTCACATCAAAACAGCTGTAGAGGGAATGAAAATCGACCAAGCAACAGCAGATGAATTGTTTGATGAGGAAATAGTAGAGTATGAAAACTATGTGAACACAGCAGTATCTGTTCCACTATCTCAGAATCAATTCGATGCAATTGTGTCTTGGGTGTTCAATCTCGGTAATGGCAACCTTCAAGCTTCAACTATGTTGAAAGTCCTCAACTCTGGCGACCATGCCGGAGTACCAGCTCAAATCAAAAGGTGGAACAAAGCTGGTGGTAAAGTACTAGAAGGACTCATTAGAAGAAGGGAAGCAGAAGCATTACTTTACGAAGGTAACGAGTGGAGCCATATCTAAACTGGTTAGTAGATTATACTGACGAAGTATGGATGAATGGAAAAGTAATTCGTAGGGATTACTCAACCACTTTACCAAGAGGGAAGGAAATACTAAGTGAATTACTTAGCGTATTTCCCAATGTGATTTATGATGAAATAAATATTATTGGGAAGTATGATGGATATAGAAAACCTTATAAAGAACCTAGTATTAGTTTATACAGATATGGTAAAAGACCTCCACTAGAAGAATATGGAATAGAAGGAGTGGGTTTAAATAGACCTTTACATTATGGACTTAAGTATGGACTAAATAGTAAGGAAATAATACTAAAAATACTAGTCAAACACCTAAAAACAAGTATAAAACTACCCAAACATTCAGAAGTTTGGTGCTATAGTAGAACTTATAGTAAAGAACAAGAGTATAATCAAAGTGATATATTTATAAAAACACATCACCACTACGAAGTAAGAAAATGGTGTGATGAAATGGGTATAGAATACCCACACTCAATAAGTATGAGACCTTGGTGTTATGGAATACTGTTTAATAGAGATACTGATAAAGTAGTATCAATTAAAGGATATATAAAATATTATGCAAGAATTTAGAGAAAAATTAAAAGAGTGGTGGAACTGGTTTAAGTCCCTGTTCATTACATATTATAAACTAGATGTTAGTTATAATCACACATGGGGCGACGCAGATGACCAGAGCTTTGTAGTTAAAAAATTCCACAAAAAACAAGAAAAATTCCTCTCATTCACTACACAAGATGGTGAGTTAGTAGAAATACGAGGTGCAGATGGATTAAACTATAGGATATCAGAACTATGAATCAATTAACAATAGGTGGATTGGTTGTATTAGGAGGTCTATGCTACTTTCTATACAGTCAGAATGAAACCTTAAAAGAAAACAATATTAAGTTAGAAAACGCAGTACAAGCCCAACAAGAGGCAATGGACACATTAAGAGAATCTTATGAAAAACAAGGTAAATCTTTAATGAATATGTCTAGAAGAAACTCAGAAATAGAAGCTGAGAAAGCAGAGTACCTTGCAATATTTAGCAGACACAATTTAGATATGTTAGCATTGAAAAAGCCTGGACTTATGTCAAACAGGTTCAACAATGGTAGTGAAAAAGTGATGGAGGGAATGGAAGATGATACAGAAAAGTTATACGAGCTTACTGTGCCTAGCACTGACGATAAGTAGTTGTAGTTTACTTCCTACTAAGAAAGTAGAGATAGTATCTAAACCACTAGAAATTGATATAATGCAACCAGACTTACCCCGACCACTAGAACTTACAGCTCCTAAATGGTGGGTAGTATCAGAAGCAAGGATAACAAATCCTTGTATCAAAAGAGTGCAAGATGATGGCAGTATGAAAAGACCTAAATCTTGTCTCAAAGAAGATACAGAAAATCCAGATTGGCCTGAAGGTTATACCTACCTAGACCAGTTTTTGGATGAAATGAAAGAACAAAACAATGGAGAAGTACTTTTTGTAGGAACAACCATTGGAGATTATAAAGTCATGTCAGAAGATATGCAAGAGTTAAAAAGGTACATCAATCAACTAGGAGAAGTAGTAATATACTATCGAACAGTTACAGCTCCAAGCGAGATAAAAGATGAGAAATGATAAAACAAGTAAATGTTCAAAATTATAGACTATTACAACATTGTGATGTAATGGTAGAGAGGTTATTAAAATTACCTCAAACTTTTAAATCAGTACCAATGCCAAATAATAGTTTTCATAGACTTAGAGAGCTTATGGCAGTTAATGATGGTAGAATAGAAGAAACTAATACTAATGATTATGCAGATAGAATTGGTTATACTGTAAAAACTAACAAGGAACAAGCTAATTTTAATTTTACCTATCCTTGGGCTAGACCTATTAGAGATTATGCTAAGTATAAATTTATACAGTACTTTAACGAAGAACTTTTAACAGGCAGTTGGTATTGGGATAGCTATGAAGTACAACCTCCTAAGTATGGATGGACTGCTTGGCACAGCTCAAAGAATAAACCTAGATATTTTATAAGATTCATTTGGAACAGTGGAGAAGGTTATACAACTTATGTAGAGAATGGTAAGTCTACAAAAATAAACGACAGACATGAGACTAACCCAGGAATGACAAATTGGACAGTTTTAGCAGGAACTCTTGATGGAAACCAATGGTTATCTGATAGAAATTTAGGAGATTATCCGAGAATAGTACTCGATATGTCAATTGCTAGTACAAAACATGATGAATTTAATGAAGCTGTTGATTTGCTAGAGCAATATGTAGAAGAAATTATGACAATGGTGCCTGAAAACAGAGAATTAGAAACTCCAATATTTACTGTTCAAGAAGAAGAAAACCAATATAGAATACCTGCACAACCAAAATAATGTTTAAACATTTATTTCAAATGCTCAAGTGGAAAAAAGAAATGCAGAAACAAGCAGATTGGTTTGATGAAAACGAACCAGCACAAGCAAGATTTGAAGAAAACGAAGATTGGTTAGAAGAATTAGAAGATAGAATAATTAAACTGGAAGAATTTAATGGCAAAAACAACACTAGATGACTTACTCACACATGACGTCAATGGCGAAGTAGAAACCTTGCCTGAGATAGAGAAGAAAAGAAAAGAATATCCTCGCAGTGCTGGTCCAGGAAGCCCTGCTCAAGAAGTTGTCTCATTATACAGAGACATAGCTAAGATTTTTAAGAGTACTACATACTTAAATTTAGGACAAAGAAATCCTGATTTTATACATGGAGACTCTTTTCAAATATACTACTCCCACCCAAACTATAAAAGCACCCCCTATATTTCAAGTTATCCTCCTATAAAGAAAGCGATAAAAAGTATATTATGGGCTTGTAATATGCAAAACCAACAACCCGCTTCAGAGTTAGAAGAACCTTTAGTAAGAAGTGCTAGACTGAATAATTATGATAGACCTATGAGAATAGAAGTTATAAAATTATATAAAGATGTAACAGTCACAGTACCTAAGAAAAGAAAATCAGCTATATTTTTATTAGAAGGAGATATATGGGTACTTACATCTAAAACCAGTAGTGTCGAACAAATGCTGTATATATCAGATATAAGACATGGTGAACAAGGGTTATGGTTAAAAGCTCTGCGAGAAAGAGAAATGTTCCCTAGAAGAATATTAGGAGAAAACACAGGCGTACTTACAGGAAATATATTAAAAACTACCATAGTACCAGAAAAAGACTCATCAATAGTAGTGGTAGATTATGCTTAAAATATTTATAGGAACAAGCGAACACCAAGACACAGCAGCAGAAAGGGTGCTTGTGTATTCATTACATAGAAATACTAATTATAACTTAGATATAACATTTTTAAGACCTAGTATGTTTCCTGATTGGGATAGAAGTACTTGGGGTACTCCTTTTTCATACTTTAGGTATGCTATACCAGAGTTGTGTAATTGGAAAGGCAAAGCTATATACATGGATGTAGACCAATTAAATTTTAGAAATATAGGAGACTTGTGGAATACAGATTTAGAAGGAAAGCCTTTTGGTATGTGCTGGGAAGCGGATAACTGGAATGGTGGAAAGCATAGAGGAACACCTCTTGAGAGAGGTTGGTATTCTGATAGCGTAATGGTAATAGATTGTGAAAAAGCAAAAGAGTGGGTAGATGAGATACATCATATTAGAGATATAAATAATGTAGGCGACACTTACAAGTATGTATTTTTTGCTAAGTGCGGAGCTCCCTACAAAGAAAAAGCAACTATGATACATGAGATAGATGCAAGGTGGAATAGTTTTGATGGAACAAATACTAGCATTGCTGGTGCAAATACACACTATGATATACAGGATATATGGCATGTACACTTTACAGGATTAAGTTATCAGCCGTGGCATCCAAATTACATCTATTCTCTAAAAGGAACTCATGAAAGAAGCGACATAACAAATGTTTGGTGGAAATATCACAAGATTATAAATGATGAGTTATTATTAAATGAGATTTGAAGAGCTACTAAGCCCCATCGGGGTAGAAAAGTTTTATAAAGAACTTAAACATAAGAAGGCATTTTATATCAAGTCAGATAAAAATATCTTTGAAAATTATTTTAGTTGGGAAGAACTAGATAATTATATGAATCAAAATAAGATTGGTGCATGGGACAGAACTCCACAATTACAAATGGTTATGCCAAGTGGTAGAAAGTGGTGTAAGAAAAAGTCCCAAAAGAAAAGAAGTAGAAAAGAAATATTTGATTTATGGAATCAAGGCAGTAGCATGATACTTACATTGAGTGAGTTCTTAAATGAAACCATGTGGAAACAATGTCAAGAGTTTGAAAAACATTATGGAGTTGGGCAGGCAAACATATATTGCAGTAAGCAAGCAAAAGCTAAGACCTTTCCAATCCATGCAGATAGTACCGATAACTTTCTCTTTCATGTAAGAGGAAAAATTCGTTGGTACATATATAAAGAGTTCGTAACTGATAACTATCACCCCAAAGAAGAGGAGGTAACTGTCAGTCGAATAATAGAGCTGGACGAAGGTGATTTTCTTTACATTCCGAAAGGTCTATTTCATAGGGTAGAAACCCTAAGTCCAAGAATATCAATTAGTTTTCACTTTCGAGAGAAAGGAGACAAACCTTACATAAGAAATGATTGGTATGATTGGAAGCCGTAGGAGAACAATATGGCAGACGAACGATTCAGTGGAGATATGTCAAGGAATGAAGTAGAAATAGACCTTAATAAGTTTATGGAACTCGTTACTGAAAACAGTAATCTGAAAGCTGAAATATTAAAGTTAGAAAACGATAAAGAACCTGAGAATCCGTGGCAACGCTGGATTTGGCTATCTTCAATGATAGACGCTTGGAGAATCTTCCCCCGTTTATTTCTAACTGTGTACATTGTACTACTCTATAAATGTACAATATGGTTTATGGATTTACCAGACCCTTCAATGGAACAATCAGGTTTGATTAGTATTGTTGTTGGTGCAGGTGCGGCTTGGTTTGGTCTTTACGCTGGTACAGCAAAGGACAAAATTAACGGCAAGTAAACCATGGAGTCGATGTGGAAACACTATTGCAAGTGGGTACGTAATATAGTTTATGTACCCATTAGCATGAGGTGTCCATATTGTAAGAAATCAGAAAATAATACTTGACATATGCTTATAATTTTAGTATAATATACATATGAAAAATACAGAATACAACGAACACAAAACAGTTAATATGTGGAACTCAGAAACAAAAGAGTTTGAAACATACCATTACGGAGAGTGCAAACACTGTGGGACATCAATACAGTCAGACAATGGCGAATGTCCTCAGTATAAATGCTGGATTGCGTAATGAATTTATTTTATTTAGATGAAAACCTAGACAAGTGCGCAGAGTATCATGTCGACAAGCACATAGTAAAGATGCCTCTCGAGGCAGCACAACTCTTATGTACTGCGATATGGATTGATGCCAAACTAGGTTTTGTACCCCGTGCGCTTGACAAGGACGAACGTGAGGTACTAAATAGTGAGAAAGCCAAGATTAAGCACCTACCGCTTGACCAGCGACCGCTCACGCCATACCTACCGATGATGTATAATCATCCGTGTACGATATGGGTAAGGTCGAGCTTGGATAACTTTGAGTGGACTCATTGTTACGCTAACGCGTTAAATGATGAGTACCACTATCGTTATGGCAAACAACACAAATCTATAGTAGAAGTAGTAAACAAACTACCTGAGCCAAAGAATATGCCCAGACTAGGATTTACAGAATTTGGATTGGCAATGCCAGATGAGTTGAAAGACTACGATAATCCTATACAGAGTTATCGAGATTATTATCATCTTGACAAAGCTACATTTGCAGCATGGTCTCACAGAGACAAGCCTCATTGGTGGAATGAAGATTACGCCGATTATGAGGAGAGAATAACAGCAAAATGATTAAGAAAGAAGCTGGAGGATATACCTTCACATTTAACGATGGCACTTCCGAGAAAGCTATGGAAGAAGCTATCAAAACATATTTAAAAAGAGGAAACTACTTTAGAAATATCGTCATGCGAAAGTCTGATGGTAGCGAAGTACACCTAGGAAATGGAGTGAGAAAACATGGCAAAAGACACACCTCTTAGTAAATTACTAGGAATAACAGACGAGCCACTAGAAACTATGTCTAAATCTGATATGCTTTTAAGTAATTTAGAAACACAACAAGCAAAGACTAGACAAGAGATACATTTATTAGAAGAAGACTTAGCTGATAAGAAAGAGTATCTATTAAAAATAGTTGGTGGTATTGAAACTTTAAATGAATTACAAAAGTGAGAATAGTAGTCCAAGATAATTTCTACCCTGAACCTGATAAAGTGAGAGAACAGGCACTTGCTATGTTCTTTCACCCAGGTCAAATGGGTATGCAAACAAAGTTCCCAGGTCAGCGAACTAGAGGAACATTCTCGAAAGAGAACAGGATATATGTTAGGAATAAATTATCACATATGTTAAATAGAAACATGATAAACTTTCCTCACAATACTAGCAACGCTGCGTTTACACTAGGAACTATTAGAGATAAGTCTCCTCAAAATTGGATTCATCATGATGCAACCTATATGGACAGGGAGAATAGACTTGGAGGTACAGAGTATGCCGCAGTTATATATCTATCCCCTGAGCCAGACCCTACAGCGGGTACTGCATTTTTTAGAAGTAGAAAATCAAAAACAATTTGGAAAACAAAAGAAGTGACTTTTGATAACTCTACAGGATTTAAAGATGTTTGGAAAGGACACCCTAACTTTGATTTACATATGTTCTCAGCAAATATATACAATAGAGCATTAGTATACCCTGCAAGATATTGGCATGCGCCTTCAAATGCAGGTTGGGGTTATGACAAAAAGACAGGCAGACTTGTACAAGTTTGCTTTTTTATGGTAGAAAGAGGGGAGTATGATGACAGAATACAACAGCAATAAGTTTAACGAGGACGAAGCACTCAAAACGCTTCAAACCTATATTGAATCCACGTACGGTGGACATTATAGTATGAATAAAATACAGTCTACTGAGTTCATATTTGACGCAGGGCATGGAGAAAGTTTCTGTCTAGGAAACATAATAAAGTATGCACAGAGATATGGAAAGAAAGAAGGAAAGAACACAGCAGACTTATTAAAGATTTTACATTACGGAATAATTTTACTAGGGGCAACATATGAGAACGAAAAAACACGAAAATCTTACACAGGCAAATATAACCAAGGTAATTGAGTTATTAAATCCAACGGATGGTAGTAAACCCATTACCAAGAAGGAAGCTTGTGGTATATTAAATATTGCTTACAACACAACAAGATTAAGTAATATTATAACAGAATTTAACGAGACTATGGAGTTTCGTGCAAAACGAAAAGCACAGAACAAAGGTAAAGCAGCAACACCACAAGAGATTTCATCCGCAGTAGCGATGTACTTGGACGGAGCTACAATATCAGATATAGCCAAAGGGTTGTATCGTTCTCCTGCTTTCGTAAAAGGTATCATTGATAGAATTGGAGTACCTCAAAAGCTCTCAATGACAGACTATGAAGGAAGAAGAAATGCTATGTTACCAGAACAGTGTGTAGCAGAGGAGTTTAAACCCGAAGAAAAAGTTTGGGCAATTAGACAAAACTATCCTGCTATAGTTAAGAGAGAACTGAAGCCTGAATTGGCAGATGAAAGAGGGTACAGAGTGTATTTAGTAGATACAATAGAGTGTACACAAGAAGATTTAAAAGATACGTACTTTCCATATCTAAGTTTTGCAGGCAAACAATATTGTCTAGCATCTTATGAGATGGGCAGTCTAAGACATTTACGAGAGTATATGTAATAAGGACATTTATGTCAGAATATATTATAGCCATGTGGCTTTCTGCATGGTTATTACAACTTTACACAATTTATTATCCCGTAATGAGGAGAGTACCTCATGGGCATATAGTAAGAAAACAATGGTTTGTTTCCTACAGCGTAGTATTTATCTTCGCTATCTTGCTAGTACCATTTTCACTACCAGCTATGCTAAGTGAGAATCACAGGATTAGATATCAGAATGGATTTCTGAAAGGATTATTAGGAGAAGAATAATGGCGTATATAGGAAACCCCTACTACGATGCACTCGAAGCAAAGTATATAGCACAGATTAAAGAAGCACAAGCAGTGCTACAAACATACTTTCAAAACTCAGTAGGTATTGGAGAACACTCTGATTTATTACCTGAGTTTGATAAGTGGGTAGAACAACTTGCAAGTGCTGATGAAAAGCTACAAGCTTTACGCAAGTTGCTTAAAAGATGAATCAAGTACTAATACTAGAAATAGGGAGTACAAAGATAGGTGTCATAAGAAACCCTTATGAACGTGCTGTCTTTCATTATATGCACGGACTAAATTGGATTGGATTTGATAAGTGGATTCAAGAAAATAATTTAGTTAGTCAAGTAGAGGCTTATAAACAATGTATAGAACTAATTGCATTTGATGACTGGGAAAATGAATTAAAAAATTTAAAGCTAGATGTAAAAGATACATCAGTTATGCAAGGTCAAAAAACAATAACGGACTGGAGAAGTTGGTACACTTTAAAAAGTAAACAAGTAATTACTGAAGTATTCAAAGATGATATACTTACCTACGGTTTTAGCTACTAAAAAATAGTTCTTGACTCATGCTTAAAATTCTTGTATAATATATTTATATTAAGGAAATAAGCAATGAGTGACAGATTTTACCAACAAATGCTAGAGACCACAGGTTGGGCTCCAGGTTATCGTAATACCTCAACTCTTGCCGAATACAAACAAAACTACACATTAAAAAGGAAAAGAAACATGGCGTGGACAGACGAAAGTAAAGAACAAGCAGTTGAAATGTATACTGCTGAAGAACCAACTCCAGAGAATAGCATGGAAGTTGTACAGATGATTGCTGAAGAATTAGGCGAGAGCCCAAATGGTGTCAGAATGATTCTAACAAAAGCAGGTGTTTATGTTAAGAAAACACCAGCAGTCAAATCCTCATCAGGTGGAGGCGGTGGCAGAGTAAATGTCGCAGCTGCACAAGATGGTTTGATTAAAGCTATTAGTGATATGGGCGAAGAAGCAGATAGTGCTATTGTAAGTAAACTTACAGGTAAAGCAGCAGTATACTTCACTAACTTAATCAACAAACTTAACGATTAATACCCCTGGAATGTGGGCAGTCTTCGGACTGTCCGCACTTTTTTACATCTAAAGGAATCACCTTACAGAGTGACACCATGATTGGACGGTAATAGATATTAACCTACCAACAGGAATCACATGAAGAAAGAAGATTTTGTTAGAAAATTAGACGATGCTGGGGATGCAATCGTCACATACAGAAGTCAAAACAGTCGTAGGCTAAAATATAACGTATGCACGAGTGACTTTGACAATAAGTATATACAATCTAAAAGAAATAGAGCAAAACCAAATAATAAACAAGTATTATTATTTTGTTGGGATACTGACTCTTATAGATTGTTAGTCCCTGACAATGTAACTTCTATTGTACCTCTATCAAGGATATTGAAAAATGATAGAACTACATGAAGCACCAGCTGTCTATGAAAAAGAAATAAGTTATAACGAAGCAAAATCTGAAAAAGTATTCGTTATGATAAATACTTTTCGTGGAACAGAGTATCTACATATTAGAAAGTATTATCAAGACTTTGATGAAGAATGGAAACCTACCAAGGACGGCATTGCCATGCCTTTAGACTTTAATAATAGTCGTGGACTATTTGAGGCGTTGGTTGAGATTCTTTCAATATCAGAGGTCAAAGGAGTGCTAGAAACTCATTTCAAAGAAGTTCTCGATAAGATATACCTATAGCTCTAAAAAATAATACTTGACAAATCCTTAAAAATTCTGTATAATATATCTATGAATAAGACAGAATACCTAGAATTATGTAATCAGAAGTATGCAGAGGGTAATCCTATATTACCTGACGAAGTATACGATAGACTCGTAGAGAATACCGCATTAGAAACACAAGTAGGATATAAACCTCAAGACACATGCTTTCGCGGCTTTGCACCTCTAGATTCACGATTCAAACATCCTTACCCAATGTATTCATTACAGAAAGTCTTTATCGGAGAAGATAAAGAACCAGATTGGGATTCCAAACAACCACACATTATGACTGCCAAGTTGGATGGCGCAGCTGTGTCTATTACATACATAGATGGCGAACTAACACAGGCATTAACTCGTGGAGATGGCAGAGAAGGATTAGATATTACTGGAAAAATGAAAACTTTAGTACCAAATCAAATATGGAGTAAAGGACTGAAACAGATTACTGGAGAAGTCGTTGCACCAAAAGAAATACCAAACGCTAGAAACTATGCGAGTGGTGCTTTGAATCTAAAGGACTTAGAAGAATTTAAATCTCGTAATCTTACATTTATATCTTATGGTATTCAACCAGCAATTTGTGTTGATTGGATTGAAGATATGACTATGGTAAAAGATATGGGATTTAACACTGTCACAGAAAGTGATTGGACTGAATTTCCTCACGATGGTAAAGTTGTAAGGGTCGACTCTAATATATATTTTGAAACATTAGGCCACACCTCACACCATCCAAGAGGAGCTTTCGCTCTGAAGACAAGACAGGCAGGAGTAGTTACTCGACTCTTAGATGTTGAATGGAATGTCGGGAAGTCAGGTGCTGTTTCACCAGTCGCAATCTTAGAGCCATGTGTGATAGGAGAGGCAACAGTTAGCCGTGCCACCTTACACAATATCGGATATATCGAAGCACTAGACCTAGAGATAGGGTGTAATGTAGAAGTTATTCGTAGTGGAGAAATCATACCTCGAATTGTAAAACGAGTATAATACATGGGTGGTGGAGTATATAATAAAACTTTTTTTGAAAACCATCCGTGGGAAAAAGAAAAAGAAGGCGTCCTCTATGGGATAGTGCTAGTAAATAAGGCAACATGGGAACGAGAAACAATAAAAGTCGGAATCGCAAAAGGGCGAACATTCAAAGACGTAGTAAAACGAGGGCGTGGATTTACAAACTACGACATCAGAATACAGAGGATTTGGACAGGAACGATATACAACTGTTGGAGATGGGAACAGAAACTACACAAAATGTACAAGAATGACAGACACAAAACCGCCCACCATTTTGGAGGGCATACGGAATGCTTTACAATGGACTCGAAAATCTTACACAGCTTCCCCAAGAAAGATGAAATTTACAGGGATTAGTGAAGGGTTTCACGATGCATCTATTGCAGTCGTAGAAGGAAACCAAATACTCTTTGCCGCACAAGCGGAGAGGTACACTCGTGTCAAAAATGATAAACGTCTACCTTTAAACTTAAGAAAGTTAACAGCAAATACTACAACCATATTCTACGAAGATACTAAATTAAAGAATGAACGTAGAAAGAAATACGGAATGTTACCTAGTTCTGCTGGTCAATATATACACACTCACATGAAACACCATGAAAGCCATATGGCTGCAGCGTATTATACAGCGCCTTTCGTACCAGATGCTACAGTAGTAATTGATGCGATTGGAGAGTATGATACAGCAAGTATATGGGTTGATGGAGAAAAAGTATGGAGTCGAGAATACCCTTGGTCATTAGGATTATTTTATAGTGCTATAACTAAACGTATAGGACTTAAACCTAATGAAGATGAGTACATAACTATGGGTATGGCTGCGTATGGTAGTCCTTGTATAAATATGAGTGATATTATACATACAAATTTACACAAAGGCATCCCTTGGAAAAAGTGGATGTTTAGAGCACCTGAGGACATCGCTGCCTCAGCACAGCTACATTTAGAGTATGAAATCGAACAGATATTCGATAGAGCCGCAAGGTATGGAGATAACGTTGCGTATGGTGGAGGAGTTGCACTGAACTGTGTAGCAAACTCTAAGATTCGTAAGAAGTTTAAAAATATGTGGATATTTCCAAATCCAGGGGATGCAGGTAGTGCACTAGGTTGCATACTAGCACATACAAAAAGGCGAGTAGAATTTAAAGATATGTTTTTAGGATATAATATACAAAGAAATATAAATCCTTTAGATGTAGTAAGAGAACTAAGTAACAATAGACTATGTGGAGTAGCAAATGGAAAAGCAGAATTTGGACCTCGTGCGCTGGGTAATCGTAGTCTTCTTGGTGACTGTCGTTATGACATCAAAGACACAGTCAATGATGTTAAGAAACGGCAAAAGTTTAGACCCTTCGCTCCCGCGATATTGGAGGAGTTTGTAGATGAATACTTTGAAGGGCATTGCAATGAGTATATGCAATATGTTGCGAAAGCTAAACATGATTACAACTCAGTCACTCACGTTGACGGAACAGCAAGAGTACAAGTGGTTAGAAAAGACTCTAAGTCAATACTACGACCTATACTAGAAGAATGGTACGAACTTACTAAAGTACCAATGTTATTGAATACAAGTTTAAATATAAAAGGACAGCCAATGGTAAATACATGGGAACATGCCCAGCAATTTGAAGAGAGGTATAAAGTAAAAGTTTTATGATATATTGGAATGGGTGCAGTTTTGTACAAGGAATGGAGTTAGTACATCCGATGGAAGATGGATTTCCGCATTTAGTAAGTAAACACTTTAACGTAAAATGCAGAAAACAATCTAAAGTAGGTGGAAGTAATGAAAGAATATTTAGAACATCAACACATTATTTAGCAACTCATAAACCAACACTTGCTGTATTTGTTTGGACAACTCCAAACAGATTCGAGTATTTAGCTGAAGGAAATTTATGGAGAAATGCTGGGTGGTCTTCATTCGGTTTTGATAGAAGAAAACTTCAAATCAATCCTGAGTTTAGTCAAATAGTGAAACATCCAGATATGACTAGACAACATCATTTAGGTTTGTCGAATTATGGAATTTATGTGAGAAACATAAGGTATAACCTAATACAAACGCTTACTTTTATTAATGCAATGAAAAAATATTGTAAGGCACTAGATATACCTAGCTTACATTATTTTGTATCTAAGGGACAATTGACCCATGCATTACATACACTAGATGAAAAGTATTACGAAGCTACGAACATTATATGGGAAGAGACTTCGTTAAGTAGACAACAGTGGTTGGAATTGATACCTGAGTTAAAAACAGAAGACTTCTATACCATGTGTCAAAGACACAAAGCAGCATTTGGCCCAAAAGACCACCCACTTGAGGATGGTCACCAACTAATGGCTGACAGAATAATAAAGGATATTTATGATAAAGAATTGGATAAACAGATTAGTTAAAAAAGTAAAAGCGATATACTTTTACTATAAACACAGAAACATTGAAATGGAAACTCATATCTATGAGGAAGATTAAAAATTTGGTTTGGTGTTTTTCCGTTACCTCATCAAAAAAAGTTCTTGACATGAGGTTAAACTTTTTGTATAATATATTATATATTTGAGAGAGAAAAGAAATGACAACAATTATACCACCGACTAACTGTCCTTGCTGTGACTCCATACTGGAGTTAGTAAACGAGCAGTTGTTCTGCAGAAACACGAAGTGTCCTGCGCAGTGGAGTAAAAAGTTAGAGTCCTTTTCATCTTCTCTTAAAATTAAAGGGCTTGGGCCAGCAACTATCAATAAGTTAGGTGTTGAATCATTGCCCGAGCTTTATGAACTTACTGTATCTGACGTACAAGATAGATTAGGGTCTCAAAGATTAGCTGAGAAACTCATTGATGAACTAGAAAAGTCAAAGAGTAGCAAGCTGGTAGATATTCTGCCTGCTTTCTCAATACCACTTATTGGTCGGTCGGCTTCTCAAAAATTATGCGATACAATATCAAACATCGAAGATATTAGCGAGAACAGTTGTACTGAGGCAGGTATCGGACCAAAAGCATCAGCTAACTTGGTAAACTTTATGGAGACTGAATTTTATCCTAACAGATACAAAGACACGTTACCCTTCAATTGGAATAATAAAATTAATAAAAAGAAAGAGGTCACAGGTGTTGTATGTATATCAGGTAAGTTAAAAAGCTACCCTACAAAGGCTCATGCTACGCAAGTACTAGAGTCATACGGATTTGTAGTAAAATCAAGTCTGACAAAAGAATGTACTCATCTTATAAATGAGTCAGGCATTGAGTCAGCAAAAACACAGACAGCTCGTGACCGAGGTGTTTTAATAATAACAAATATAAAACATTTAATAGAGGAATATTAAAATGGCATTACCAAAATGGACAGATGAAAGAACTCAACAATTGACAGACTTCATCGGTGGAGAAAGCCCTGTATCACAGGCAACTGTAGCTAACGCTGCAGAAGAACTAGAAACTTCAGTAAGAAGTGTTAGTTCAAAACTAAGAAAGATGGGTTTTGATGTTGAACTAGCTTCAGCTTCAGCAACTAAATCTTTCTCAGATGAGCAAGAATCAACTCTTGCAAACTTTGTGCAAGACAACAGTGGTTCTTACACATATGCAGAAATTGCATCAAACTTTGAAGGCGGAGCTTTTTCAGCTAAGTCAATTCAAGGTAAAATCCTTTCTATGCAGTTAACAGAACATGTTAAACCTGCACCTAAAGTTGAGACTGTTAAGTCTTATAACGAACAGGAAGAAGGACAGTTCGTATCATTAGTTAATGATGGTGCGTTTATTGAGGATATCGCAGAAGCTTTAGGCAGAAGTGTTAACTCAATCAGAGGAAAAGCTTTATCACTCTTAAGAGCTGGTGAAATCAATGCTATTCCTAAGCAGAAAGAAACCAAAGGTTCAAGCAAAGCTGACCCTTTAGCAGGTGTCGACATTGACGGCATGACTGTTGAAGAAATTGCTGATGAAATCGGCAAAACAGTAAGAGGCGTGAAAACAATGCTTACTAGAAGAGGCTTACAGTGCTCAGACTATAACGGAGCTGCTAAAAAAGAAATAGGCTAATACCTATACTTCGCGGGCGAGCTTTCCTTCGGGATTGCCTCGCCTTTTTTATAACTTAATAATTGTTTTGGGAGATTCAATTGACATTAGAAAGTGCATTACTTAAGCAAATACTTGCGAATGGTGATTTTAATACTTGGAACGGGTTAAAAGAACACTACTTCCCTGAAGGTGAATACCGAAAACTGTGGAAGATAGTAGACAAACACGTACATAAGTATCATGACTTGCCTACATTTGAAGACTTAAAACTAGAGGTTCGTTCAAGAGAACTTCAGGAAAAGATATATGCTATTGAAACAGTAGAAACAGATGTTCCCTCAGAATTATTATTAGATTATCTAAAAAATCAATTTACACAAAGTGAGATTCTTACGAGAATCGAATCTTTTGTAGAAAACCAAATAGCTATCGGCGATGCTCGTGAGAACATTGACTTGTTGCAAGAGATTGTAGTACAAGTAGAAGATAGGGTAGAAACCAACGACGAAAACGAAAGTATGGATTCTATCGAGCTATTTGATAGTGAGGAAGATTACGCTAAGTATCTACCTCTGGGTCTTAATCACGAATATGATTTTGACTATAAATTCTCTCCCAAAGACCTGGTCGTTGTTGGCGGAAGTCGTGGTGGAGGTAAATCATTTACTTGTTGTAATGTTGCAGTATCGGCAGCCGAAAAAGGTAAGTCGTCTTTGTACTTTACAATCGAAATGGAACCAAGACAGATTCTTCAAAGAGTCTGTGCTATGGCATGTAATATTCCTATCAAACGAATCAATACTAAAAATCTATCTCCTATGGAGTGGCATAAAGTAGCTGATTGGTGGGCAGGAAGATTCGAGAATGGAGATGAAGCTAGGAAAGGATTCAATGAACACGAAGATTTTGATAAGTTCCATTATCAGTTGACTCGTAATCCTTTGCGCACAGATGTTCCTCAAATAGACATCTACTATGACCCAAGTCTTACACTAGCTAAAATTATTAGTGTAGTAAGACAGAAGGTTGCGAATACTCCAGACCTTGGCATAGTTATTGTGGATTACCTAAACCAAGTCAGACGCCACAACGCTCCCAGTCGTGGTGGTCAGTACGAATGGACTGAACAAATAGAGATATCCAAAGGGTTAAAATCACTAGCCCAAGAGAACAATGTCCTTGTTCTTTCAGCATTTCAAACAAACGAAAAAGGAGAAGCACGATTCGCCAAGGGTATCCTTGATGCAGTTGATGCTGCCTACAGTATTCAGCATTGGGGCGATACAGAACCAGCAATTAAGTTGAAATGTGATAAGATGAGAAATGGAAAAGTAGAAGGGTTTGTTTCTTCTATGAACTGGGATAGTTTGAGAATCGGCCCTCAGACTGAAATAGACCCAGACGAAAGAGCCGAAATGAAAGAGGCAATGAGTACAGGAGAAAGCGCATATGACATTTAAGGATAAAATACAGAAAAGATTAGATGTATTACAATTCATGATGGAAAATAATATACACCTATCAGACCCCAACGGGTGCATGGAATATACGCTAACTATCAGCAAATTTTGGTCAGTTCTCTCAGAAGAAGATAGAGATTATATCCAAGGATGTCAGTCTTCAATCGAAGAAGGATGGGAGTGGAAATGATTTTGTACACAGAAACACAATTAAAAGTAGCTTATACAACGTATCTACAGAGTTTAATAGTATCAAACAGACAAGGAATAGAAGTACCGTTTCCTACACTAGAAGAATTTAGAAAGATTTATGAAGATGAATGGAATCAAAAATACAAGGAAATGAATGAGGGATTATAATAAATTACTATTGTTAAGTCCTGGTAGAACAGGTAGTAGTAGATTGATGGGAGCTTTATGTGAAAGATATGGTTTAGGAGGAATTTCTGAGCCTTTTAACTGGGAACGTAGATACCAAAACATGAAAGTAGATGGATTCACTTTTCCAGAACGAGTTGAACATTGGAGAAATGTACCTGATAGAAAAGTAGTAAAATGTTTGTCTCATTATACACAGTTTCCAAATAATATGGCAAATGAAAGAATGGGCAAAGACCCTATGAGATTTTATCATGAAGTATATTTAAAACATCATGGTTTTCAAGAAAAGTTACATTTCTATTTAAAATATATGAGAGAGTTTGATAGAACAATACTATTATCTAGACAAGATTTTGCAGATTGTTTTAGAAGTCATTTACTAGCTCAATATCATAGAACTGCTTCTAGTAACTATGAATGGAGTTACAGTTCTTACTATGAAGATAGAGATGTTCCGTTTACTAAAGATTCTCAGTGGATTTTAAATTTATGTCTAGACTCTTTCAGATTAGTAGAAGAAGTATCTAGGCGTATGGAAATACCTATATTGTATTATGAAGATTTGTATACAGACGAAGAAAGATTTTTAAAAACAAACAAAAAATTTAATTTAGGATTAGAGGATTACTATGAAAAAATGTTTAATCCTGAGTTAAGATTAAGATTACCAAAGGAGACACCATGGCGTACGACAGAATAAGTAGAGAAACAGCAGAACTAGTACCATTACCTCCACATACTTGGTATGTAAGAACGGTTGGATGGTTGCTAGAACAAGAAAAAGTAAAAGAGAACATACAGAATGTTCCAATAAATGAAAAGTTAAGGGAAAGTTTGGCAGAAGACGGAGTAAAATCTCCCATACTCTGTATGCCAAACTGGTACCCCATAGCAGGGAGTCAGAGGATGAGATGTCTTCAGGAACTCCCTGCCCTACATGGGCAAGAGATAAGAGTATGCCGATTCGATAAAGAATGGTGGTTAGTATTCTATCTATGGGGTCAGACAGAAGAAAGAAACAGAATAGTAGCAATCTATTTCCAAATGCTAGAATTAGTATGGAAGTCAATGTATTACGAGGAGAATGGTGTAGACTCTATGGGAACAGATTATAAAGAGTTTGAAAAGATAGGCGATGAACTAGAAGGATGGAAACATAAACAATGAGATATGTAATTACAGGAGGCGGAGGGTTTATTGGCTCTCACTTAGCAGAACACTTAAAAGATAGAGTGAATGATGAAATAGTTATTGTAGATAAAATATCTAACCACAGTAAAACTCACAACTTAAATACGAATGAGTACACTTACTACTTAGTTGATATAGCAGATGCAAATATAATGATGAAGATTTTACAGAAAGATGATGTAGTATTTCATCTTGCAGCTCAACCTCATGTAGATTTATCATACATCAGTCCTATGGAAACAACAATCAGTAATGTACTAGGAACACATAGTGTTTTAAACTCTTGCTTGAAAAATGAAGTAAAAAGTCTAACAGTTATGAGTACTGATGAAGTATATGGTTCTACAAATGTAATAGATGAGAATACAAAACTAGACCCAACTAATCCTTATAGTGCAACAAAAGCAGCTGCAGATATGTTAGTTAATAGTTTCAAACATATGTATCCTGACATGAAGATAAATACTCTAAGGTCTAATAATATAATCGGACCTCGTCAGTTTATAAGAAATATAATACCAAGGTTTTCTCTCCAAGCCCTAACGGGTAGGAATATAACTTTGCACGGCAAAGGAGAAGCTGAGAGAAGATATCTGTGGGTAAAAGATGCTGCAGAAGCTCTGTGGTTAATTTCTAAGAGTGACTACAATCACAAGATATATAACATCGGACATCCTGAAGTCTACTCTAACTTAGATATTGCAGAAATGATTTGCGACCACTTAGATATAGGACACGAAATAATACAAACAACAGAAGACAGAATATATAACGATACAATATATCCATATAATCCAACTGATATTCAAAGAGACTTAGGTTGGAAACATTCATTAAACCCTGATATATCTATTCCAATTACAATAGATTGGTACAAAGACAATCTATCTTACTTCGAGGAGTACTATAATATACTATGAGTGAGTATGAAAAATTAAATGGAGGTATGAGATTTGCCCCAGACCCGAAGTGGGTAAACAATAAGTTTAATCATCATTGGATGGGTTTATGTCATTTAATAGCTAAGTTGCAAATACAGCAAGGAAAGATGATAGAGATAGGAACATATGCTGGAGAAAGTACATCAATGTTTGCCTCTAGTGGTAAGTTCATAAGTATTGATACGATTGACCCTTATTATTGGCCAGGTAGTTATGAAGTAGAAATGCAGTACAAAGTAAATGTTCGATATTGGGATTATATAAAACTACACAAACATTACAGTCAAGACATTCACAATAGGTTTGACAACAACCAATACGACTTTGTATATATTGATGGAGACCACAGCGGAGAAAATGTAGCAAGAGACATAAAACAATACTTTCCAAAAGTAAAACCTGGCGGGTATATCGGTGGACATGATTACAACAAACACCACTGGCCCGAAGTATGCGCTGCAGTAGATAACGTATTTCCTCAAGTTGATACGTTTGCAGATACAAGTTGGTTATGCCAAAAATAGTTCTTGACAAATCCTTAAAATTTTGATATAATATATTTAATTATGATAGCAGAAGACTTATTAAGAGAGAAGAAAATTGATTATCGCATAAGCGGACAAGATGCCGTAGTGTCTTGCCTTAATCCAGAACATGATGACAGTAATCCGTCTATGCGTATAGATAGGGTAACTGGCGTGTTCAATTGTTTCTCATGCGGTTATAAAGGTAATCTGTTTACATACTTTGGTGCACCTGCTTCTCCACTAGAAGTTCGTATGCACAGAATTAAAGAATCAATCAACAAAGTCAGGTCAGCAACTGTCGGTATCCAACTCCCAAAGGATAGACTATCGTGGAAAGGTGGTGGTATTCGGAATATTTCCGAAGAAACTCTCGCTAAATGGGATGCGTTCACATGGAACGTTCCTAAGTTTGAGAATCGCATCATCTTTCCGATACGAGATATCACAGGCAAGACGGTGGCTTTAATAGGCAGAAGCATAGATGACTTCAATCCTAACAAATATTACATTTACCCTAACGGAGTGGAAATGCCTTTCTGTCCCGCTAAGGTAAAACCAATACAAAACAGAGTTATCCTTGTAGAAGGAATCTTTGATGCACTTAACTTATGGGATAAAGGGCTCAAGAATACTGTATGTTGTTTTGGTACACAGCAGGTAAACTGGGTTAAGCTTAGTTTATTAAAACTCCAAGGGATAACTGGTATAGATATCATGTTTGATGGAGATGAAGCAGGAAGGCAGGCTGGTGAGAAAGCCAAAGACCTTGCAGAGAAACTAGAGATGTCTGCAAGAGTAGTAAAATTACGAGATAACATAGACCCTGGCAACTTAACAAGACCAGAGATAGAAAGATTAAAGGAAAAATTATATGGCTAATGTAGCACTAATAGAAACAACAATGTCCAGCACGAACTGGAATAAATACTTTGAGTTTGAATTCGATAGGTTTGCCCTGTGTTCAGATAGTTCAAAGAAGAAAATTTTGAAAAGAGATGTTGATATCGAAATCGATATTGATGCGTACGAATGGCTCATAGTTGTGGGTTCCGAACCTTTCAAAATGTTTACAAAAAAGACATCAATAACTGAGTACAATGGAAAAGTTGTTGATTCTAAGTTTTTGGCAATAATCAATCCCGCAATGATAAAGTTCAGACCAGAAGCAAAGAAGTCGTTCGAGGAAGCCGTTGAGAGCATAACGGGATATGTTAGCGGAGAACTACAACAAATGACCATACCAAAAGATAAATGTTATGGCATACAAGACACAGAAGAATTAAACGCTTGGTTACAGAAAGCACTAGATGCACCAGGCGATTTTATTGCACTTGACTCAGAGACTTCAGCACTATATTGTCGTGATGGCTATATGCTAGGATTCTCTATGTCATATGAACCTGAGCATGGTATCTATGGAGACTGTGATTGCATGGATGAAGAATCAGAAAGACTCATGCAGGAAATATTCAACAAGAAAAGAGTCGTCTTTCATAATGCAAAGTTTGACTTACAATGGTTTGAGTATCATTTCAACTTTGAGTTTCCACAGTTTGAAGACACTATGCTTATGCACTATATGTTTGATGAAAGACCAGGCACACATGGCTTGAAGACACTAGCAATCAAGCATACTCCATATGGAGACTATGAAGCAGAACTCTCAAACTGGATTGCAGACTTCAAGAAAAGAACAGGTATACTCAAAGATTCATTTGATTATAGTATGGTTCCCTTTGATGTTATGCAGAACTATGCTGGTATGGACGCTATTGTAACGTACTTACTATTTGAAAAGTTTGAAAAAGCATTGAAAACAAATGACAAACTATATGGAGTATACAAAAGAATATTAATAGAAGGTTGTAGATTTCTAAAATGTATTGAGAGCAATGGTGTTCCATTCGACAAGACTCGTCTAGAATTTGGACAGAAGCGTATGGGCGAAGACATTGACACAGCAGTTCAAGCTTTGAATGAGTTTCCTGAAGTAAAAAGATTTATTGCAGATAATCAAGGATTCAATCCAAATAGTACACTACAACTTAGAACTTTATTGTTTGATTATTGTGGACTTAAATCTGACAAGAAAACCGCAACGGGTGCACTCAGCACAGATGCTGAAGTACTTGGTAATCTTGCAGAAGAACATGGAGTACCAAAACATATTCTTGAAGTTCGTCAAAAAGTTAAAATTAAGAATACATATCTTGATAAAATTATACCAAACCTAGATAGAGATGGTAGACTTCGTACAGGTTTCAATCTTCATGGTACAACCAGTGGTAGATTGAGTAGTAGTGGTAAACTGAATATGCAACAGCTTCCAAGAGATAATCCCACCGTAAAAGGTTGTATCAAAGCAAAAGCTGGAAACAAAATAGTTGCGATGGACTTAACAACAGCAGAGGTATACTGTGCGGCTGTACTTGCAGATGACAAAGGACTTATGAATGTATTTAAGTCTGGTGGTAATTTTCATAGTACGATTGCGAAACAAGTATTCAGACTGCCAGGGGATGTTGACGACATAGCAACAAACTTTGGTGCACAAAGACAACAAGCAAAAGCTGTTACCTTTGGTATCATGTATGGAGCGGGACCGAAAAAGATTAGTGAACAAGTAACAAAGGATAGTGGAGAATACTTCAGTATGCAAGACGCAGCAAATACTATCAAAGATTATTTCGAGGCGTTCCCTAAACTTCGTGAATGGCTAGACAACCAAAAGAAATTTATTCAAGCGAATGGATTTGTTTACAGTAGGTTTGGCAGAAAGAGAAGATTACCTGATGTCCATTCACAGGACAAAGGAATCGCCTCACATGAAGTGCGTAGTGGAATCAACTTCTTAGTACAATCTGTTGCATCTGATATTAACCTTATGGGCGGTATCGATATGCAGAGATATATAGAAAAGACAGGTATGAAAGCGAAGATATTTGCACTTGTTCACGATTCCGTACTAGCAGAAGTGCCTGAAGATGAGATAGAACATTATTCAGAAAAGCTTCAAGAGTTTATACAAAAAGATAGAGGATTATCAATCCCAGGCGCTCCAGTTGGATGTGACTTTGATGTTGCAGACGACTATTCATTAGGAAAGTTTGAGAAATTATATGGCATTTCATGAGATAAATTGGTATTGTGATACTGACTATATGAAAGATGTATGGGAAAAGTGTGGTCGTAAACAAACGACTCTAAAAGACCCAAACATAAGTGAGTTTATGCAACCTCTTTTAACAGTATTTGATAATGCGCTTAAAGAGAAAAAATATAAATTAGGAATAATGCAAATAGTAAATGACAAAACAACTGTGTCGGGCCCTAACTGGAAATCAGTATATGTTTGGGGTTTTGACCCTTTTCATGTAAGTATAAATGGATGGAAAGTACATTCCGCAATATGTGATGTAACTAAACCTATAGATATTGTCGGGCCTCACTTAGCAGTATACACAAATTTAAAGTTTGAAGCATTAAAGTTAGGGTATGATAAATATTGGGGTAAAAGTCAAGTTCAAAGAAAAGTAGTAACAACACAAGAGGTTTTTGGTGGCAATGTACGTACAGACAACATTGACGTTATGTAAGTTTCCTATGTATGTTCTTTCAGAAGAACCAGAACTAGTAGATGGTTTAGTATGGATTAATGACGAAGTAGTAGATGATAGAAATATGTTAGGAAAAACTATAGGACATAGAAGGCTACAAACACCAATGAAAAGTTTATATCCTTTACATAGACAAATAAACGAACCTAGTAATGTATATAAACATAGAGGGAAGCATTTTATAGATACCGAAGGTACATATTATTATAAAGAGTTAAAACCAATAGGAACAATAAAATATCATAAGATAGCTTCTATAAAAGAAAAACAAGGTATTAGAACCATAAGATGTCGTGACTTGGCTATAACATTAAAGACACTTACTCCGCAACCAACTAATGCAAAATGGTGCGGAGTTTTGTATGTAAAAAATATGCCTTGGACTTTATGGGAATATAGCGAAACTAAAAAGAAAAACAGAAAAAGAAACGTATGATACATTTAAATATACATAACTTTGTCAATCCTTATGAAGTACAAAGACTAGAAGAAGTCATTGAAAGAGACGAAGACCAAATATTAGGTATACCAAATGATAATATACATAGATTTTATCCTGCACTTACAAGTCAGTATCATGTATATAACTGGTTACAAAATGATGCAGTTGCTTCATTAGACTTACCTGATAGATTTTTTAATATGAAAGCACTAGAATCTTATAATGAATTGTATATTCAATGTTGGTGTAACATAGTAAGAGAAGGGGAAAAATTAAGTAAACATGTTCATGCAGGAATGAAAAGTCACAATAAATTTTATGCCGCAAACTTATTTATATCAGGAAATACAAAACCAGGTACTTGGTATGAAGGAATAGGTACAGTAGAAAATACACCAGGTACATTAACATTTTTTGATTGTAGATTCCCTCACGCAGTTCCTGTGAATAAAACAAAAACACACAGAATCAGTATGGCATTTGATATTTGGTACGAAAAACCACCAGGATATGAAGAGCCTCGTTGGCTTACATTTAAAAGAGAAGAATTAATAACTGACCCTATGGGTCGATGCTGGCCCGATTGGCCACCTGGAGAATAATATGGTAGACATTGAAAAATTAAAAAAGAAATTAGAGAGTAGTATAGTTTTGATAACTTTTGAATCTCTAAAAAGTGGAGAAATATACAATAGAGAGTACACTCTTTCTAAAAACTATTTACCTTTACCTAATCATATATCTAGACAGTCTGGAGATAGACTTATAGTATGGGATGTAGAGTTTCAGAAATGGGAAGACTTACTCCTTACGACAATACTAGAATGGAAAACCATGGTGGACATTGACTAATGTGCGGATTCGTAGTATCAAATAAATCAGGTGTAGTTAGAGAAGCACTTATCAGACAAAGGCATCGAGGCCCTGACGCGGTTTCTATGTGGAAAGGTCAAGGATTAGAAATGGGACATGTTTTGCTAGATATAAATGGTAGTAAAACAATACAGCCTTACACAACAAAGAAAGGAAATGTATTAGTATTCAATGGCGAAATGTATAACTGTCCAATAGAGAATGATACTGCTTGGCTAGGAGAAGGTATGGATAGATATGGCATACGTTTCTTAGAGTATAATAATTGGCATGGCGCAGTTGCATATCTAAATATAGAGAAGAACGAACTACTAGTAACAAGAGACCACTTTGGTGCTAAGCCTCTATGGTTTCAAATGCTATCTCCAACAGAGTGGATGTTTAGTACAAGTTTAAGAAGTATGGTACATAAAAAAGTTGATGAAAAACACAAACCTTCTTTCTTGTTTAATCCTATATGGCAGGGAACAAGTTGTCCGTACCAAAATACTTGGAAAGTAGCACCTGGTCAGACCTTTAAGTTTGACTTAAATAATCCAGGAGAAAGAGTACATAAAAATTTATGGGATTATTATAGAATAGAATCTAGAAGATTTAAAAAGGAAAGAGTTAGAGAAAAATTAATAACAAGTATACAATCTATTGCTAAGAATAAACAAAAAACAGGAATATTTTTAAGTGGCGGACTAGATAGTACGTTTGCTTTGGCAGCTGTAAAAGATATGGGATTAGACCTTACAGCTTATATATTGGCATATGATGAAAAGAAAGGGTCTATACAAGACCATAATACTTTTAGAAATGAATCTAAGATGGCGATACAGACTTGCAAAGAATGGAATATACCATATAAAGTTGCAACTCTACATGAAGAAAATGTAGAGCATTATGGTAAGATGTGGATGAATTATACTCACTTTCCTTGGACTGATAGACTAAGACAAGCACCTAGATTTTTATTAGCAAAGACTGCTTCTGAAGATGGGTGTAAGGTCATACTTACAGGAGATAGTGCAGACGAGTTATTCACAGGATATTATCATCACGACAAAAGATTTGAAGAAGGGTACGATGATGAGACAGTAAAAAGAGCAGAAAAGATGAACTGGACTCCGAATAAAATATGGCATAAAACAGACCACTGGAATAATGGTTTATTTTATGATTTATTAGTAACATCAGAACAAAACGTACTTGCAGCTGACCAGACCTGTGGTATGTTTGGTATGGAGTCAAGACCTGTATTTTTACAACAAGATTTTGTAAGATGGATATTTGAGCAAGATGGAGAAATTAAGTTCAAAACACACCCCGATTATCCTAAAGGAACATATAAGTATATTTTAAGAGATTTACTAGGTGATATGTTGCCTGAGCATGTACGAAACAGAAAACAAAAAACAGGGTGGTCAAGTCCTTGGAACAATAATATAAAAAAATTACAACAAAAATGGAGGAATCAAGATTGGGAAACACTGAAAAGTTATCAATAGGATTTACTTGTGGAGCCTTTGACTTACTTCATGCAGGGCATATAGTAATGCTCAAAGAAGCAAAAGAAAACTGCGACTATTTAATAGTAGGATTACAGACAGACCCTAGTCTAGATAGACAAGAAAAGAATATACCTGTTCAATCTGTATTTGAAAGATATATACAACTACGAGCAGTGAAGTACATAGACGAAATTATTCCATATGATACAGAACAAAGTCTACTAGACTTACTAGAGGCTACAGAAATACATCTTCGATTTGTCGGAGAGGATTATGTCGACAGACATTTTACAGGCAAAGGACTGCATGAGATTTTTTACACAAGTAGACAGCACTCTTTTTCTAGTACGAATTTGAGAAATAAGATACATGAAAGCAGTTCTTAGTAACAGAATATATTTAGAAGTAAATAAAGAAACACATAATTCTATCGAGAAGGAACTTACTTATACAATTCCTGCTCGTATGCCTCAAGACCCTCCTTTAGTATTTAAAACAATTAGATACATAAAAGAAGGTTTAATCTCCATACCTATTGGAAGAGTGGATTTAATACCAGATGATTACGAAGTAATCGATAAGCGTGTTACCTCACCAACAGAACATGCAGATTTTAAGTTTGATTTACGACCTTCCCAAAAAGCGGTTCATGACGAGATAGATGACAATGCTATAGTAAACGCATGGGTAAGTTGGGGCAAGACATTTACAGGTTTAGCTATCGCAGCGAAGCTTGGTCAGAAAACATTAGTTGTTACCCACACAACTAACTTAAGAAATCAGTGGGAAAAAGAGGTAGAAAAATGCTTTGGAATTAAACCAGGCAGAATAGGTAGTGGAGACTTTAACACTAATGCTCCTATAGTTATTGGGAATATTCAGAGTTTATACCGAAAAATGACTGACATTAAAAAGATATTCGGGACAGTTATTTTAGATGAAATGCACCACGTCAGCAGTCCAACTTTTACACGAATTGTAGATGAAATGCCTGCTCGTTATAAGATAGGCCTCACAGGAACACTAGAACGAAAAGATGGGCGTCATGTGGTGTTTAGAGATTACTTTGGGCACAATGTATTTAAACCGCCTAAAGAGAACTATTTAATACCAAAGATTCATATTGTAAAGTCAGATGTAATATTTCTTGATGGGGCGTATACTCCATGGGCAGAACGTATAAATCATCTAGCGTACAATGAAGAATATGTACATAGCGTAGCTCTGATTGCATCAAAGTATGCAGCACTAGGGCACAAAGTATTAGTAGTATCAGATAGAGTTGCATTTCTAAAAGCCTGTGCAAGATTGTGCGGGGATAATGCAGTATCAATCACTGGAGATATGGATTTTGAAGAAAGAGAAAATACTATGCAACTAATAAAAGAAGATAAAAATATTTTATTTGGAACACAGTCAATCTTTTCTGAAGGCATATCTTTGAATGATTTGAGTTGCCTAGTACTAGGTACTCCAGTCAATAATGACCCCCTTCTTACACAGTTAATTGGTAGGGTTATAAGAGATAAAGAAGGAAAACAACAACCAGTAGTGGTTGATATACATTTAAAAGGAAAAACAGCAGCTCGACAAGCAAATGCTAGAATGGGCTACTATATAAAACAAGATTACGAGGTAAAAATATTATGAGTGTAGAAGTACAACTTAACTTAGAAAAAATGAGGCAGATGAAGATATTTCTTGCAACTCCAATGTATGGAGGTATGTGTCATGGTCTATACACAAAATCTTTAATGGACACAACAAATGTAGCAATGCAGTACGGAATACCTATTCAGATTTATTATTTGTTTAATGAATCTTTAATTACTAGAGCAAGGAATTATTGTGTAGCAAACTTTTTAAAATCAGATGCTACGCATTTACTTTTTATAGATAGCGATATACATTGGAGCGCAATGGACTTGATGTATATGTTACATATTGTAACAGAAAAACCAGAACTATATAGAATTATGTGTGCATTATATCCTAAGAAAACTATTGCTTGGGAGAAAGTATTGAAAGCAGCAAAGTCAGGAGAGTATGATGAAAAACCATGGGAACTAGAAAGATTAGGAGGGGATATGGTATTTAATCCGTTACCTGATGAGTACCCTGATGGAAGAGCACCTATCAATGAACCAGTAAAAATTAAAGAAGGTGCTACTGGATTTATGTTAATAGAAAGAAGTGTTTTTGAAGAGTATGCAGAAGCTCACCCCGAGTTACTATATACTCCTGACCATTTAAGAGAAGGAGAGTTTGCTTTAAATGAGAAGATTCATGCTTTCTTTGATTGTATTATAAATGACCAAAACAGGTATCTATCGGAAGACTACATGTTCTCCGAGTATTGTAGAAATCTAGGTATGGACATATGGGCATTACCTATGATAGAGCTAATGCATTGTGGTAGTTACGTATTTAAAGGTAGCATAGCAAGAATGGCGCAAGCCGATGTTCATGCTACAGTTGACGAGGAAACTATAATAAAAATGCAAAAGGCTAAAGCTGAAAAAGCTCAGAAAAATAGTTCTTGACACGCGCTTAAAAATTTGTTATAATATGTTACTATTTAATTGGAATAAGATAATAAGAGTAAGCAACGGAAATGTTGATGATATGATTCAGATACTTAGAATCATTACTTACAAGATTCAACCAAAAAATTATTACGATAAAACATTTAAGTTTTATAAGCATAAATTCGGAGGCTCTAGCTTCATCCTAAACCCAAAGGATTTGCTAGAACGAGGAAGGGCATTGAGTGATAGAGAGGTTGTGGAGTATGCAGGTGTCGCATCATTCCGCAACTATTACGACTATGTCCGCACAAAAGACACCACACTAGACCTCTTTGACTGTGAAGTTAGTGAGGAAATTATAAATAATAACAGACTGCTTGAGTTAAAAGATGGAAGGGTACACTTTTTATTCGAGGAGACAATGGAGAAATAAAATGGCAATTGGATTCAACCAAACCAAGGGCTCAGCCCAAAAAAACAAAATAGAAACATATAACTACGCAGGTAGAGAAGACCACCACGTAAGACTGGTAGGAGACTTACTTCCTAGATATGTGTACTGGATTAAAGGAGAAAATGGCAAAAACATTCCTATGGAGTGCTTATCTTTTGACAGAAACTCTGAAACATTCAACAATGTAGAACATGACCATGTTCGAGACTTTTACCCTGATTTAAAATGTGGATGGTCTTATGCCGTTCAGTGCATAGACTACGCTGATAAATCTGTAAAAGTTCTTAATTTAAAAAGAAAGTTGTTCGACCAAGTTATAGTAGCTATGGAAGAGTTGGGTGACCCAACAGACCCAGTTACTGGTTATGACATTCATTTCAAAAGAAAGAAAACTGGTCCGCAGGTATTTAATGTCGAGTATCAATTACAAGTTCTAAAGTGTAAACCAAGAGAACTTGAAGATTGGGAAAAAGAATTAACTTCAGGACTTAAGTCTATGGACGAAATTCTTGTTAGACCAACAGCAGACGCTCAGTTAGAACTACTAAGAAGAGTTAACGATTCTGGTAGTGAAACACCTAGCGAAGTATCAGAGGAGTTTGACGTATCATGATTGGAGTAGGAGAGAAGTTCCCTGCCTTTACACTGCAGGGTGTAGACAAAGATAATAACTTTGTACAAGTATCTGTCACAGAACAGTACGAACCTTTGAAAAAAGATTACACAGTTATATACTTCTATCCAAAAGACTTTACTTTTATATGTCCAACAGAAATTGCTGGAATGGATATATTAGTAGAAGAAGCTAATGTTATTGGTATTAGTGGTGATAATGAGTTTTGTAAATTAGCTTGGAAACAAGACAATGAACTTATAGGAAATATACAACATTCCTTAGCGGCAGATTGCGGCTTAGGACTATCTTCTAAACTAGGAATAGTTCACGAAGAAGTAGGAGTATGTTTTAGAGCTACTTATATTATAGACAGAAATGATATAATACAACATGTAAGTGTTAACGCACTTGACACAGGCAGAAATGCTCATGAAGTTCTTAGAACTTTACAAGGCATTAAAGCAGGTGGATTAACAGGGTGTGAATGGACACCTGGGGATGAACTATTAGGATGATTTTATTTACAGCAGATTGGCATATTAAATTAGGACAAAAGAACGTACCAGTAGCGTGGGCTTGCTCTCGTTATCAAATGTTCTTTGAACAAGTGCAGGAAGCTGTAGATAATCATGAAGTTAATCTTCACATCATAGGCGGGGACTTGTTTGACCGAGTCCCTTCTATGGATGAGCTTACTTTGTACTTTGATTTTGTAAAAAGAACAAAAGTAAGAACAATTATCTATGATGGCAACCATGAAGCCACTAGAAAAAATAAAACTTTCTTTGATAATTTAAAGAGAGTAACAAATGAATTAAATCCTCTAGTAAAAGTTATAACAGAAACTTACTATGAGGATGATTGGGCAATCTTACCTTATGCAGACTTGCATAAAAAGAAAAGTATAGAAATGATAGATGCAGACTATTTATTTACTCATGTAAGAGGTGAGATACCTCCTCATGTTATGCCCGAAGTAGAACTAGAAAGATTTGATAAGTTTAAGGAAGTGTACGCAGGAGATTTACATGCTCACGAGAATACTCAACGAAACATTGTATATCCTGGCAGTCCAATGACAACATCATTTCATAGAAATATTGTAAAAACTGGGTACTTAATAATAGACGATAACTGGGATTGGACATGGTATGAATTTGATTTACCACAACTAATTCGTAAGACTATCGAAGACCCAGCGGATATGGAACAAACTGACTTTCACCATACTATTTATGAAGTCACAGGAGATGTACAAGATTTAGCAAAAGTTAAAAACTCAGACCTTCTTGACAAAAAAGTAGTACGTAGAGAAGTTGATGCTAGATTAGATTTGAGCGGAGATTTAACTATGTCAGAAGAGCTTATAAAATATTTACAAGAAATATTATCGCTTGATGATGAAAAAGTTAGACAAATTATAGGAGTGTTTAATGATTATTCTTCAGAAGCTGAAGTGGGATAATTGCTTCTCGTACGGAGAAGGTAATGAGTTGAATTTATCAGATGCAACTCTTACACAGTTAGTCGGAACAAACGGCGTGGGTAAATCCTCTATACCCCTTATATTAGAGGAAGTCTTATTTAACAAAAATAGTAAAAATGTTAAGAAGGCAGATATAGCGAACAGATATGTTAACAAAGGATATGATATTAGCCTTGAGTTTAGTGTCGACAGTGATTTATATAATATTGCTGTTAGTAGGCGTACAAATCTCAAATGCAAATTAACTAAAAATGGAGAGGATATATCTTCTCACACTGCGTCTAATACCTATAAAACACTAGGAGATATTTTAGGTATAGACTTTAAAACGTTTAGTCAATTAGTGTATCAGAATACTAATGCATCATTACAATTTTTAACAGCAACAGATACAAACCGTAAAAAGTTCTTAATCGACCTATTAAAACTAGACGATTATGTTTCATACTTTGAAGTTTTTAAAGAAGCTGTACGTAACGTATCTAGTATGGTAACAACAGAGGAAGCCAAAATTGCAACTATTCAAAAATGGTTGACAGACAATATTCTCGAAGATAGTTCCATACTCGAAAAGAAAATTTTACCAAAAATTAATGAAAAAGATGAAGAATCTTTACGTTCTTTACAAGTAGAGTTTGCAAATATCTCGGAAAAGAATAAAAATATAAATTTAAATGAAAATCTGAAACAACAGTTAAACTCAATAGATTTGCACGAAGCCAAAAGACTTATGGCTTTACATCCTGAGTTGAAAGATACCAAAGTTATATTGGAGGGTTTAGGAACGTGGCGTGCTGAAGAAATGCATGAACAACAAATGTTGAAGAAATATCAAGACCTAGCGGGTATGGAAAACATGGAGTGTCCAACTTGTGAAGGTGCGATTGATATTGACTTTGTAAATAGAATGATTGCTGAACATTCAGAAAGAGTTGAACAAACACAACAATTCGCAGCAAAAGATAGACAAAATTTAGAAGAGGCAGAGGCAGATAATGAGATACATAGGAAAGCAAAGAAAGACATCGAGACTTGGGAAACTCTCTACAGGGACATTGACAGGGAACTCCCAACTAAAGTCCTCAATGCAGAACAACTCCAAGAGCAGATTTCGGAACTTCGTACAAAGATTACCACTGCTAGGGAAACTTTTCAAGAGGTAATAGATGAGAATGAAAAAATTGAAAGACATAACACAAGAATTGGAATTATTCTTGAACAAACGGAACAGTTTGAGAGCGACCTTAGTAACAGCGAGTCTAAACTTAAGAGTGCAGAAACAAAACTGGCGGTACTTGAAACACTTAAAAAAGCGTTCTCAACCAATGGACTCCTCGCGTACAAGATAGAAAGTTTAGTAAAAGAGTTAGAGATTCTCACAAACGAATATCTAGCAGAGTTTAGTGATGGTAGATTTGCCATCAATTTTGTAGTGGAGAATGATAAATTAAATGTGGAAGTCTCAGACAATGGCAATATTATTGACATCCTTGCTCTTTCTAGCGGCGAGTTAGCCAGAGTAAATATTGCAACACTAGTATCAATTAGGAAGTTAATGACTTCAATTAGTAGAAGTCAAATTAATGTTCTTTTCCTTGACGAAGTAAACCAGGCGTTAGACGAAGTCGGAAAAGAAAAAGTAGTAGAAGTGTTATTAAAAGAAGAAACCTTAAATACTTATATGGTATCACATGGTTGGACACACCCTCTACTAGAGAAAATAGAAATAACAAAAGAGGATAACATTAGTTATCTTGAATAGCAACACAAAAGTATATCTTGACATGAAACTTATTTTCTGTTATAATATATATCTTATGGAGAAAAAATGAAAGTAGAAATTTATAGTATACCAAATTGTACTTATTGCAAGAAGGCTAAGTTTTTAGCTGACCATGTAGATGAAGTAACAGAGGTGTCATATAAAATGATTGGCAAAGATTTTTCTGCGTCTGATGTTAGAGAACTATTTCCTGGTGCTAGGACATTCCCACAAATACTTGTAGACGATAAGCACATTGGCGGCTACATAGAACTGGAGAAGTTAATTGGTTAATGGTAGACAGAAAGGTAATAACGCAGAAATAAAAGTAGCAGAAATGTTACACAGATATACAGGAGAAGCTTTTGTACAAACCCCAGGCTCAGGTAGTGGTAAGATAAAAGGCGACTTAATGGTAGCACACAAAGAAAACTTGTTTGCTATAGAAGTAAAGTTCTATAGAGATATGTCTTTTAACCACAAAATGTTTACACAAAAAAGTAATAAATTTGTAAACTGGTGGAGTAAGATAGTGAAACAAGCTGAGCAAATGAAACAAGAACCTATATTGTTCTTCAAAGAAAACCACTCACAATGGTATGTGGCAACGACAAGAAAGCCACTTTACAAAAAACATATGTACTTTAATTGGCTAGGTTGCTATGTAACTTTAGCTGATAAATTTTTAGAAACACAAAACATGGAATTTACAAATGGCGATACAATTTATGAACCATGGAAAGCCGACCCCGAATGGGAACTTATTGATTGTTGATGGACTCAATCTGGCTTTTCGATGGAAACACCAAGGTAATACTGACTTCGAGCATGATTATGTAAGAACTGTTCAGTCTTTGGCAAAGTCCTATAACTGTGGAGAGATAGTCGTTTTAGGCGACGGCGGTAGTAACTATCGTAAGGAAATCTATCCAGAGTATAAAGCAAATCGTAAAGAACGATATGCAGAACAAACAGAAAAAGAAGCAAAAGAATTTGAAATGTTCTTAGCAGAATTTTCAACTACTTTAAGTGCGTTAAAGCGTAAGGGATATCTTACGCTTAAATATCCTGGAGTAGAAGCTGATGATATTGCAGCTCTTATTTGTCAAAACAGAGAAGAGTTAGGTCTCGATGAGATTTGGATGATATCTTCAGATAGAGACTGGGATTTACTAGTCGATGGTAATATAAGTAGATTTTCTACAGTTACCAGAAAAGAAACAACACTCCTAAATTGGGACGAGCATTATGACTTTGACCCTGAGTACTTTTTAACATATAAGTGCTTAACTGGAGATAAAGGAGATAACGTTCCTGGTGTTGATGGAATCGGGCCTAAAAGAGCCACACAGATTATACAACAGTATGGAGATATCTTTGATATTATGGCGAGTTTGCCAATGGAAGGAAAGTACAAATTCATTCAGAACTTAAATGAGTTCGGAGAAGAAGGACTAGAGATTGGTATTAAACTCATGGATTTAACTTATGACGTAGACGGTGCTGTCTTAGGTCATGCAGAAGAAATTATAGGATTAGTAGAAGATTATGTCAGTAAAAATTGATTTTAGTAAAGACAAACTTTTAGATGATTTTGCATTAGCAACTCTAAAAGATAGATATATGGTAGGTGATGAAACTTCACCACAAGAAGCTTTTGCTCGTGCTGCAATGGCTTTTGCAGATGATGACGACCATGCACAAAGGTTATATGATTATGTAAGTAAACTATGGTTTATGTTTGCTACGCCTGTATTATCAAATGGAGGTACTCGCAGAGGACTTCCCATTAGTTGTTTTTTGAACTATGTAGACGATAGTAGAGAAGGAATAACAGACCATTTTACAGAAAATGCGTTCTTAAGTTCTTTCGGTGGTGGTATCGGAGGACATTGGTCTGATGTTAGGTCTATGGGAAGTAAAACTTCTAAAGGGTCTGAATCGACTGGTGTGATACCATTCATGAAAGTGGTAGATGCAGAAATGCTTGCTTTCTCACAAGGGGTTACAAGAAGAGGAAGTTATGCAGCGTATCTACATATTAGTCACCCAGAAATAGAGGAGTTCTTAGATGGAAGAAAACCCACTGGTGGAGATGTTAATAGGAAGTTCACTAATCTGCATCATGGTATTGTTATACCTGATGCTTTTATGGAACTAATTCATAGAGCAAGTAAAGAAGAAGGCTTTGATGACTCTTGGGAATTAATTGACCCACATTCAAAAGAAGTAAAAAAAGTAGTATCTGCTAGAGCCTTATGGGTAAAGATATTACAAAATAGAATAGAAACAGGAGAGCCCTATGTAATGTATGAAGATGCAGTGCAAAATGGATTACCTGAGTTTCAAAAAAGAAAGGGGTTACAAGTACATCACTCTAATTTATGTAGCGAAATTACTCTTGCTACTAATGAGGAAAGAACAGCAGTATGTTGTCTTTCTAGTGTAAATTTAGAGTATTATGATGAATGGAAAAATCACCCTTCTTTTATCCCTGACTTAGTTAGGATGTTAGATAATGTATTAACATACTTTATTGAAAATGCACCTAGCCAATTAGATAAAGCTAAGTTTAGTGCTTACAGGGAGAGAAGCATTGGACTTGGCGCTATGGGGTTTCATGCATACCTGCAAAAGAATGGTATTCCATTTGAGAGTGCTATGGCAGGCGGTACTAATTTAGAGATGTTTGCGTTTATAAAAAGACACGCAGACAACGAAACCAGAAAACTAGCAGCAGAAAGAGGCGCTTGTCCAGATGATGATTCTTGCACAGTAAGAAATGCTCATCTATTAGCGATTGCTCCTAATGCTAGTTCTAGTATTATTTGTGGAAACACAAGTCCAAGTATTGAGCCATTTAGAGCCAATGCTTATACACAGAAAACAAAAACAGGAAGTAACCTAGTAAAGAACAAGTACTTAGATGCAATCATCAAAGAAAAAGTTACTCCTGAACTGTATGATGAAACATGGTCTAGTATAGTTGCGAACAAAGGAAGTGTTCAGCACTTAGATATACTAGACGAGTGGGAGAAAGATGTATTCAAAACAGCAGTTGAAATCAACCAGGCATGGGTAGTGGAACACGCTTCAGTCAGACAAGAATTTATTTGTCAGTCTCAAAGTGTGAATCTATTCTTTCCACCTGATGTAAATAAAGGGGATTTGCACAATGTACATATGTTAGCATGGGCAAAGAACTTAAAAACATTATATTACCTAAGAAGTGAAGCTATCGGACGTGCCGATAATGTATCTTCTCAGGCTAAAAGAGAGATAATCTTTGAACAATCAGATTGTCTAAGTTGCGAGGGATAAATGAGCAAACTATTAGAAGAAAGAGATTATTATAAACCTTTTGATTATCCTTGGGCATTTGAGTTTTACAAAAAACAACAACAAATGCATTGGCTACCTGAAGAAGTGCCACTCCAAGATGACATCAAAGATTATAATGTAAAACTATCAGAAGGCGAGAGGAAACTTATAGATAACATATTTAAGTTTTTTACACAAGCCGATGTAGATGTATGTTGTGGATATGCAAAGCATTATCTTCCAACATTTAAAGTACCAGAAATAAGAATGATGCTAGTAAGTTATGCTGCTATGGAAGCAGTACACCAAGAAGCGTATTCTTTATTGCTGGAGACATTAGGAAAATCAGATGACCAATACACAGAGTTTTTTGAAATACAAGCTATGGCAGAAAAGCATGAGTATTTAACTGATTTTAATATGTCAAACCCACACGAGATTGCAAAGACAATGGCAGTCTATAGTGGTTTTACAGAAGGAGTACAACTATTTAGTAGTTTTGCTATCCTTTTAAACTATCCAAGACATAATCTTATGAAAGGTATGGGGCAGATAGTAACATGGTCTATAAGAGACGAGTCACTTCACGTTGAAGGATTATCAAAACTCTTTAGGGCTTTCATTGCAGAAAATCCAGAAATATGGACAGATAAACTAAAATATGAGATATATTGTGCAGCAGAGCGCGTTGTTGAATTAGAAGATAAGTTTATTGATGTTTGTTTTGATAAAGCAGATATCAAAGATTTAACAGCAAAAGAAGTGAAAGAATACATAAGATACATCGCCGATAGACGATTATTAGGTCTTGGTATGAAAGCAATATTCCATAGTACAGTTAATCCACTTCCTTGGATTGATATGCAAGTAAATGCAGTTGAGCATACCAACTTTTTTGAAAACCGTGCTACTGAGTATGCTAAGGCTAGTACACAAGGCAATTGGCAGGATATATTTAAATAATGAATAATTTACCAGAGTCCATAGAAATCGATGGTGTAACGTATTATACTGATGATATGGCAGAAAACCAAAGGCTTATTCTACTAGCTATAAGTCAATGTGATATAGAGTTAGATAGAGCAAAGCACATGATGGCTATTTGCCAAACAGCGAGACAAGCATATATAAATGATTTAGGTACACAACTTAAAGAAGATGCAAAAGAATCTTAGATTTTATATATTAGTAACTCATACTTTACACAAGGTTCAAAGACACTTTTCTTACTCAGGAATACAACCTAAGGAAGCTATGGTAGTTATAAATACTACTAATGATGTTTTCTATAAACAATGTAGCAACTGGTGTGAATCGCAAGGCATACCATGGATTCGTACAGAATCTGATGGTACACCTGCGACTGGAAAGAATAGTGTCTTGGATTTGTTTTTAAAAAGTAAAGATGATTATATGGTAGCTGTAGATGGTGATGATTATATCACTAAATATGGCTATGCTTATTATAAAAATGTTGTAAACCAAGATAACACCCCCGATAGTTTATGTCTATATAAACAACAATCCCAACTAATCACCATTTTTGGTCAAAGAATATGGATTAATCTTATGGGACTCCCCACAGATTTAGATACTGAAATGCATATACGTAGAAGTCATTTAATGGGAGAAGTGTACGCACACCATTTAAAAGATTATTATGAAGAAAAGTATGGAGACCTAGAACTATATGTAGAAGATTGTTTGAAACATACAAAAGAAAATTTATATTATGTCTATAAGTATTATGAAAGATATAAAATATATGATAACGATTTTGCAGAATCTCATTGTAGACCTGTATTGTTTTCCAAAGCAGCAGCAAAAGAATGTCATTTTCCTAGTAATGTACCTGTAGGAGAAGATACTTTAGTATATTTACAACTTAAAAATGCACATTTTCAAGGAAGAATACATACTGAACTAGTAGATGAACTAAAAGAAAATATGACTTATCTTTATGACTGTATAAAAGCGGACGGAGACGATTTAGGAGCTATGCTAGGAATTACTCTTAATCAGACAGACTATACTTGGGTACGTTTAATAAATATAAAATTAAAAGAAATGGAACAAAAAGGAGAGTTACATGCTATTCCGCTACCTGTAAATAATTGTTTACCAAGTAAGTGGAAAAAAGATAACATAATACCTGCAAGACCCCAGTTTCCTCTTGATTTTAATTTAAAGAAATGGGATGAAAGATGGGAAGACAAACCCCAATACGATAAACCAAGTGATAAAGCTATGGAATTAATAGATAATATAAGAATGTGTGAGTATTATGCGTCTACGGAATCTGGAGTAGTATTGCAAATAATAGAACAACAAAAAGAAAACAAAAAACAATTATTAGAAGTTTTAGGCCTAAGTCCTAATGCTATGGTCAAGTTTCCTAAAGGCTACTTTAAAAACTCTAGACCTTACTTTCACCACGCTACTCCTCAAGAAGTAGCACAACTTTATCCAAAATCATGAAAATCTTTATAGGTTATGAATCTGCATACCCACAAATGTTTGACGTCTGTGCAAAAAGCATAAATCGTTACAATTCCAATCATGAAATCATACCACTCAAAAAATCGGAAATATCCGAATATACTCGTCCTTTTCAGAACGAGAGTACAGAGTTTGCCTTTACTCGTTTTCTAGTACCACAGCTCTGTGACTACGAAGGGGAAGCTTTATTCTGTGATGGAGATTTCTTATGGCTCTGTGACCCTGAAGAAGTTATGGATTATTTTTCCGATGAACATACAGTTCATGTGGTAAAACATCCTAGTTTCCTCGTCAAACCTAAGAAAATGAAAAACAAGAAAAACCATGCTTATCCTAGAAAATACTGGTCAAGTCTTATGCTTTTCAATAATCCTAAGTGTAAAGAACTTACTTATGATTATGTAAACCAAGCCCCAGCGGGTGCATTGCATGAGTTACATTGGGCAGATAGTATAGGGGAACTTCCTGCGCAGTATAATGCCATGGTAAATTATTACAAATTCAAGAGACCAAAAGCACTCCACTATACAGACGGCGGGCCTTGGTTAAATATAAACGAGTGTTCGGAGTACACAGCAAAATGGATGACACTTTACAAAAGTTAACAGAAGATAAAAATATTATACTTGTGGGAAATTCAGTGGAAATGTTGGAGCATGAGTATGGGGAGTACATAGAAAAGTTTGATACAATTGTACGATTTGGAAATGGTATACCTGATAAACACCCTAAGAATATGGGCACTCGCACAGATATATGGATTACAGGGTGGCTTCGTATGATTAAACATAAACATTTTCCAACCGCGTATAAATTATTCAATCGTTGCAGAATACACTTGGATATAAAACCTAAAGAAATGAAACCTGAGTTTGAATATGAGACTATGTTCGATGATGACGAATTAAAAAATATTTATAAAATGGTAGGGGCAAAGAATAATGTGAAGATGGGAAATAGACCGAGTGCAGGTTTCTTAGGTATATTATTTTTTCTTACTAAAACCAATCCTAAGTCAATTACTCTAATTGGCTTTGACTTTTTCTCTAAAAAATTACCTTTTAAAAGTGGCAATGATTACCCTGCAAGTTGGCATCTACCACACAATTCACAAGAGGCTAGTCCGCATAATATTATGGAAAAACCACTTGTGCAAAAATGGGCAAAGGAAGGTAAGTTGAAATGGAAAATCTTATCTGACTTGAACGAAGAGTTCTTAGATTTTTCCTAGTTTATATCCGACTTCAATTAATTTTCTTGATACTTGTTTCTGTTTATTTGATTTAAATAATAGAAGTTCGTTGAGTCTAGCATTTCTTAAATTTACAGGTATGTTCGGTATCTGTGCAGTCCACAAATCCCAAGGTATTCCTAATTGTACTCCTGCAGGTAGATACTCATATTTTTTAAGTAACCACTCTGGTTTTACATGGACACTAAATGCTTTTCTCATAATTACATTGTGATTAATAAAGTCTTTTGTATTTAGTGCTTCGTAAGTAAGAAGTTTATCATTTTTACCGTTTACATAAACTGGCATTGCTTTTCCTCTGTAATGAAACTTCTCAAAGAAAGACTGATTCCAACTACCCATAACTCTTCTATCTATATGATGTGGATAGAGTACAGGATTGATTCTATTAGTCTGACCTCTTGCAAATAGTAATTTTTCATCGAAAGTAACCATTTTATCCCAATTTATAATAAAGAACTGGGGGTCAACCATACCTTTACTTACAGTTTCTTTTCTACCTACATGCTCTTCTTCAAACATTTGACTTTTCCAACCTAAAATATCATAGTACTTTTTATAAGTAGGATGGTCTTTATAGACATGATTATGGCTATATAAAACAAATTTATCATCAAAGTATTTATTATCAGGTAATTCGTTTTTCCAATTATTTCTTAAGAATATTCTTGCACCACCTGCGTACATAACTCTTTTGTTTAGTCCGCCTTTATCTTTCCAATACTCTTTTAAGTATCTTATAGCTCTAGCTTGTTCTTCACCTTTCCAGAAACTTTGATATACTTTTACGTTTTCTATATTACTTATTACCCACTCTACTACACTTTTATCCCAGTCATCTTCGTGAATAAATAAATGCAAGCGAAAGTCCTCGTCTTTCTCAATCAGAGAAGCAAGTGTAAATAAACTAAAATCTTTTATGTATGTATGTACTATCTCAATCATCTTGTTTTTTATATTCCCAAAAATTATTTATAAACCTTTCAAGTCTTTCTTCAGCATCGTCATCAAAATCAAATATGATTCCTGAATTTTTTGCTGATAGAATCTTACGTATAGTATGCGAGGCTTTTGTCCCAGATACTGCATGGTAAATGCTTTCGTATGTTAATAAATTCTTTTCTCTTTCTTTTTTAGTATGACTTATCATACCAAGTTTTTTGTTTAATAATAATGCTACTATGCCCATTTCACTGTTTGGCATTGTAGCAACTTCTTTACAGTTGTATAAAATTTCATGCCCACTTTGTTTTTTATTTAATACTTTATCTGCTCCAAAATCTTTTTTAAATTTAGCCATATAAAGTGCATTAGTGATAGGATGTGGTTTTATTACATAACCTTGTTTTATGTATTCTCTCATTCTACCCCAATGTATAACTCTATCTTTACATATTAAATTACTACCTGGTGGAAAAATTACTTTATCATAATGTTCTTGTGTTTGTGCTAAAATGTATTTATCTTCTATACAATTTAGTATTTTTTCTATTCTTTCTTCGTCAATTTCTATATCTGAATTAGCAATAGATAGCATTAACTTATCGTTAATTTTTATGGAATTTGTTTTTACATAAATTCCTCTACCTAAAAAATCTGTGTATAACCACTTTCGTATTGTAAACAATTCATTTGTGTTAAACCAAACGTCATATTCAAATCTAACACCTTCTCTCCACTCTGGTATTACTCTTTGTTTGAACTTTAGTAATGCGTCTCTTTGATGGTCGGGTCTATAGCAAGAGCCTGATTTCATAAAGTGAGTAACCTTATCTCCAAGACTCTCATTACTTGCCATCGGAACTAATTTATCTTTTTTGACTGGACTTTTATTTATTTTTAGTTCCATTCTTTAACTCAAATAATTGTGTTTCTATATTTTTTAATCTATCTTCTTGTTCTACGATTGTGTCCATTAGTGCTACAACGATGCTTTCTAGTTTATCGTTGACATACTTGGGGGTTATATCTTTGTCCTTTAGTTTCATTTATTCTGTCCATGTTGAACCGTCCCAGTAACTTGCACTAAAGTCGCTTATACTTGCGACTTCCGTGTCAAAGATTGTACCCGCCTGAGACGCTGTTATTCTTTCAAATACTGTGGTACTCGTATTAAATGTAGTTGTGGTAAGGTGGTCAGTATCTCTAGTAGTTTCTGTTACCTTACCTGTGGCAAATGTTGTGGTTGTTGTTTTGCCTGTTTCAAATTCTGTTGTTCTAGTAGTTTCAAAAGTAGTTGTTGTGTCATACGCTGTAGACTTAGATGTCGTTGTAGACCTATTTGTCTCAAATGTAGATACTGTACTTCTGCTTGATGCTGTATCTCTTGCAGTAAGTGTTGCTCTAGCAGTATTAAATGTACTTGTAGTTTCTCTACTAGATTGCGTAGCTCTAGTGGTTATTGTTCCTAAAGTTGTAGCATATACTGTTGTTGTATCTCTACTTGTAGTTGTTCCTCTAGCTGTATTGAACGTAGTAGTAGTTGCTCTAGAAGTTCCTGTTACTCTTTGTGAGCCTCTACTTGTTAAGTATGCTGTTTCATATGCAGTACTTCTTGATGTGTTTGTATTTCTAGTAGTTCCGAATGATGTATTATCTACATACGCTGTTGTTCTTGAAGTTTCTGTTCCTCTGCTTGTATTTGTGCTTCTACTTGTATTTGTACTTCTGCTTGTTGTAAATACTGTATTATCTACATATGCTGTTGTATAGTTTGTATTTACTAAGAATACAGTAGTGAAATTAGTACTATCTACGTATGCGGTTGTTCTTGTAGTATTCGTATTTCTTGTAGTTGCAAAACTTGTATTATCTACATAGGCTGTTGTTCTACTTGTTTCAGTAGTTCTAGAAGTGTTTGTTGCTTGTGTAGTTGTATATGCAGTTTCATTTGTAAATGATGTATTATCTACATATGCTGTTGTAAATGATGTATTATCTACATACGCTGTTGTTCTTGAAGTATTTGTGCTTCTTGTAGTTGAGAATGAAGTATTATCTACATAAGCTGTTGTAAATGATGTATTATCTACATACGCGGTTGTTCTAGCTGTATTTGTACTTCTTGTAGTTGAGAATGAAGTATTATCTACATATGCTGTTGAGAAACTTGTATTATCTACATATGCTGTTGTTCTAGCTGTATTTGTGTTTCTTGTAGTTGCAAATGCAGTGTTATCTACATATGCTGTTGTAAATGAAGTGTTATAACTTGTGTTGTTTGTAAATCCTGTATCTCTACTTGTGTTAGTGGCTTGTGTTGTATTATATGCTGTGCTATTTGTAAACCCAGTATTTCTACTTGTATTCGTTGCTTGTGTTGTATTATATGAAGTAGAGTTTGTAAAGCCTGTATTTCTACTTGTATTTGTAGCCTGTGTAGTTGTTCTAGATGTATTCGTGTTTCTAGAAGTGTTTGTGTTTCTACTTGTATTTGTTGCTTGCGTAGTATTGTAAGCAGTATTTCTAGAAGTATTCGTGTTTCTACTTGTATTCGTTGCTTGTGAAGTATTGTAAGCAGTATTAAATGAAGTATTATTTGCAAATCCTGTAGACCTAGTTGTATTATATGAAGTATTACGTGCACCAGTTGCTCTAGTTGTATTTACTTGTCTAAATGCTGAACTTGCAGAAGTACCTGTTCTTCTTTGATAAGTTCCAGAATATCCACTATTCTGACCACCACCCCAGCCGGAATAATAGTTTCCTGGGCTAGACCAGTATACTGTAGTAATTCTATTGTAGTAATAAGTCAGGTATGAAGTAGAGTCTGTAGTTGACCTTGTAGTTCCATAAGAAGTATTCCTACTAGTATTTGTACCTCTAATTGTACCTCTACTTGTACCAAATGATGTGTTATCTACATAAGCTGTACTGTTTGTAAATCCTGTACCTCTAGTTGTTCCGAATGAAGTGTTGTCTACATATGCTGTACTATTTGTAAATGAAGTAGAGTTTGTAAATGAAGTACTAAAAGATGTGTTGTCTACATATGCAGTGCCTCTAGTTGTATTTGTATTTCTTGTTGTACCAAATGAAGTGTTATCTACGTATGCAGTACTTCTACTTGTGTTTGTATTTCTACTTGTTCCAAAAGAGGTGTTATCTACATAAGCAGTAGACCTACTTGTATTTGTACTTCTTGTTGTGCTTCTTGTTGTACTTCTCGATGTATTTGTTGCTTGAGTAGTTGTATACGAAGTAGAGTTTGTAAATCCTGTAGACCTAGAAGTATTTGTAGATTGTGTAGTTGTTCTAGATGTATTTGTTGCTTGAGTAGTTGTATACGAAGTATTATTAGTAAATCCTGTACTTCTACTTGTATTCGTAGACTGTGTAGTTGTTCTACTCGTATTAGTAGATTGTGTAGTATCATAACTTGTATTGTTACTAAATCCTGTACTTCTACTTGTGTTAGTAGACTGTGTAGTTGTTCTACTTGTGTTTGTACTTCTAGCTGTATTTGTATTTCTTGTTGTACCAAATGAAGTGTTGTCTACATATGCTGTTGCTGTTCCATATACAGTAGTTCTAGAAGTGTTTGTTGCTTGTGTAGTTGTATACGAAGTAGAGTTTGTAAATCCTGTGTCTCTTGATGTATTTGTATTTCTACTTGTAGTTACACTTGTATTAGAAGCTCTAGAAGTTGTTCTACTCGTATTAGTAGATTGTGTAGTATCATAACTTGTATTATTCGTAAATCCTGTATTATCTACATAAGCTGTTGATGTATTATATACAGTAGTTCTAGAAGTGTTTGTTGCTTGTGTAGTTGTATACGCTGTCTGGTTTGTAAATCCTGTAGACCTAGATGTACCAATTACAGTATCAAAACTTGTAACATATGTTGTAGTTGTATTGTAGTTGGTAGTAGTGCTACGTGCGGTATTAAAGGTCGTAGTAGTTGTATACGTAGTAGTAGTATCGTGACTTGTTAAAAAAGTGGTTGTAGTTGTATACGCTGTTGTAGTATTAAATACTGTTGTAGTACCTTGTGTAGTTGTAAAGGTAGTTGTAGTATTGAATGTTGTAGTAGTTGTAAATAGAGTTGTAGTTGTAGTGGTTGTATTATATGTTGTAGTCGTATTGTGAGTAGTGCTTCTACTTGTATTCGTAGCTCTATCCGTATCAAATGTTGTTACTCTATCTGTGTTATATGTTGTTGTTGTGCCACGAGTTGTATCAAATCCAGTAGTCGTATTAAACGCTGTTACCTGTACACCTGATATGGTAGTTCTAGCTGTTGCTGTATTTCTTGAAGTTTCGTGAACGACAGAAAATGGCCCTTCTAGAGCACCACTATCGTTTACGTATACTTCATTAACCCTTCGTATTGTGCCATTGTCGTTGATGGCGAGAAAGGATATCTGACGTAATGTACCATTGTCATTAACATATATTGCCATTTTTTAACTCGAATAGACAAACCATACATGACCGTCACTCGTTCCTGAAGTATTTGTTGGTGCTGTTGTTGTTATTGTAAAAGGTAGTCTAGCTTTTGCGATAGTACCAGAGCCAATCTTTCCTGATGCGACCGCTCCTTGAAAGTTTCTGCTAGAGTCAACTACCTGTGTTCCATCAATCTTGATACCTGCGTCTTCGATGTTAAAATCTAATTTTTGTCCCATTTTATACCTCTATTGTTGTTCTTATGAACTTGTATGCCATTGTGTCTGCACTTGCTGGCGTTACTCTTAATCTTACATTACCTGCACTTACATCTGCGTCAAATGTTGCTTGTGCTCCATTGTCAAAGATAGACGCGTACTGTGTTAAGTATACATCTGACCCATCATGGAATAGGAAAATTTCTAATGCTTGATAATCTGAATCTGTTGTGTTTTTAATCTGTACTACATATTTAGCAGTTCTAAATACAGTAGTTGCAAAACTATCTAGTGTAAATACTGTCGTTGCAGATGAACTTCCTGTACCAACATCCATACCAGCTACTTCGTCTATGTGAAGTTTTTGTGGTGGATTAGTGTCTTGAATACCTATGCTACCTGCTACATTTACTTTATTAGATGTGCTTCCACCAAACCCTAAATCTCCTCCAAATGTAATACTTCCTGTCATTGTTTTACCACCAAGTGCTGCACTTGATAATTGTGTAGTTGTTATAGAGTTATTTGCAATCTCACTTGACCCAATAGCGTTTGCTGCTATTTTACTGGCGTCTATAGCATTGTCTTGAATTTTTGCAGTTGTTACTGAATTACCAGCTAATTGTGCTGTATTAATTAGACCATCTTGTATAAAGCTAACGCTATTTATTGCGTTTGCAGCTAGTTGTGTTGCTGTGATAGAAGCGTTTGGTATTTTTGCAGAAGTAATAGCATTATCAGCTATCTCTACTGCTGTTATTGTACCATTTGGTATTTTAGCACCTGATACAGAGTTATCAGCTAATTTACCTACTGTTACTGCTCCTGTGCCTATTTGTTCTTCTGTTACTGCACCTGAAGCTATTTTGTTTACTGTTACGGAGTTAGAACCAAGTTTTGCTTCTGTTACAGAACCAGTTGATAAATGAATAGCATCTATACTTCCTGTTACTAACTCTGCTGAATCAACGGAGTTAGAAGCAATATGTCTGGCTAGTACAGCGTCTGTTGCTAGTTTAGTAGCATCTATTGAGTTGTCAGCCATATTGCCTGTAGCAATAGTATTGGCTGCTATTTTTCCTGTTGTGACCGAGGCGTCTGCTAGATGCTCGTTATCTATACTTCCTGCAACATAATGTTCTGAATTTATAACATCATCTGCTATTTTTGTGCCGTCTACTATGTCTGCGGCTAAATGTATTCTGTCTATACTGCCTGATACGAGTTCTGAACTGTCTACAGAGTTTGCTGCTAAGTGTAATGCTCCTACAGAGCCAGTAATTAATTCTGAAGCTCCGACAGCATTTGCTGCTATCTTACTAGCGTCTACAGCATTTGTTCCTATTTTTGCACTTATTACTGCACCAGAAGCTAACTGTGTAGAGCCTACTGCTCCTCCAGCTATTTCTGCAGCTCCTACAGCATTGTCTGCTATATGAGAAGCATCAATAGACCCTGTTGATATTTTATTAGCATTTATTGCGTTATTTGCAATGTTTGGCCCTGTAATAGTTTCTGAGCCTACTTTGGCACCAGTGACTGCGTCATCTGCTAAGTGTATAGTATCAATGCTACCTGTCACTAATTCTGCTGAATCTACTGAGTTTGCTGCTAGTTCACTTGCTGTTATGCTTCCTGCGACTATCTTACTTGCATTTACTGTGTTGTTTGCAATCGCACTTGCTGTTCCTGTTAAGTTACCTGTAACGTTGCCTTCTACATTTGCTACTATAGTACCTGTTGTAATTGTTAGGTCACCTGTTGAAGCACCTGTAAATGTGCCTGTACCTACTTTAAATTTATCTTCACTTTCATCAAATCCTATAAATGCGTTATTTGAATCTCCTCTTTCAATTACTATACCAGCGTCTCCATTTGGAGACCCTGTTGTACCTGTACCTAATTCTAATAATGGGTCAGATATTGTAGTTGTAGTAGAGTTAACAGTCGTTGTTGTACCGTTTACTGTTAAGTTTCCTGAAAGTGTAACGTTTCCTGTGAATGTTTGACCACCTAATGCATCTGATTTAAGTTCAGAAGCTGATACTGCATTTGCTGATATTTCACTGTTACCAACTGCATTTGCGGCTATCTTTGCTCCTGTTACAGCATTGCCTGCTATATGTATTGCATCAATAGAGCCAGAGATTAATTCTGCGCTGTCTACTGAATTGTCTGCTAGTTCGCTTGAACCTACAGCACCTGCATTGATGTGTCTTGCTAGTATTTGGTCTGTTGCAATTTTTGCTGAAGTAACTTGGTTAGCTGCAATATGTATTGTGTCAATACTACCAGTTGCTATTTCTGAACTATCTATTGAGTTTTCAGCTATATGTGTTACATCTATAACACCTGTACCTATTTTTGCAGCAGTGATTGAATTATCCCCTAAATGTATAGTATCTATACTACCTGTTACTAACTCTGCTGAATCTACTGAGTTTGCTCCTAAGTGGTCTGCTGTTATTGTTGCTGTAGGTATGTGTCTTGCAACGATTGAATTTTGTGCTATCTTAGTTCCGTCTACTGCGTTATCTGCAATATTGGCTAAGGCTATTGTATTGGCGGCTATTTTTGCGCCTGTTACTTGTAAGTTTCCTATATGTGCAGTATCTATACTACCATCTACTAAATGTTCTGAATCTATTGAGTCATCTGCAATTTTTGAGCCACTTACTGCATCCGCTCCTATTTTTCCACTAGTTACTGCTCCTGTACCTATTTTTGCTTCTGTTACTTGTGAAGCTCCAATATGTATAGTATCAATGCTACCTGATACAAGTTCAGAACTATCAATAGAGTTTGCAGCTATTTGTGTAGAACCTACACTATTAATTCCTACATTGGAACTATTTACTATTGCTGTCCAACCCATGTTAGCGTGTGCTGAACATTGGTAATACAATATTTGAGGAGTAGTACTCGTAACGGCAATTTCTGTGTATGCACCTGAACTTCCTGCTGTTCCGTTATTTGTAACTCCTGTAGTATAAGCCGTTGTTTTATTGGCTTCTAAATAAAATCTGAAAGGATGGTTAGCGTTTGACGAGTCATCTTGCTTAAATTTATAGGTATTCCCAGGTTGTAATACTAATACTGGAGACTCTTTGCTTTCGAACTTATATCCTAGAGTGCTACCATTTCCGTAGTCACCATGTGCGGAAGTTTTTGTAACAACCGTTACATCATATTCATAAGTTCCAAATTCTTGAATTGATTTTGCGTTCTTGTGTATTTCACTTGAAGTAACATTATCAGCAACTATTTTTGCTGTACTCACTGAATTTGTGCTTAGTTTTGCACCTGTTACTTGTAAAGCTCCAATATGTATAGTGTCAATACTACCTGTTATTAGTTCGCTAGAGTCTACTGAGTTTGCGCCAAGTTGTGTTGAAGTAATACTCCCATCAGCAATATGATGAGCAGTAACTGCATTTTGGGCAATCCTCGCTGTTGTTATTTGATTTTCAGCAATCTTGTCTGTAGTTACAGCATTATCAGCTATCTGTAATGTTTCGATTGCGTTTGTTGCTATCTCTGAAGTGTCTACTGAGTTTGCAGCTATCTCGTTGGAAGTAACAGCGTTAGCAGCTATTTTGGCTGTTGTGACTTGTCCTGTTCCAAGGTGAATAGTATCAATAGAACCACTTACTAACTCACTTGAATCTACTGAGTTTGCAGATATACCTGCGTTTGTTACTGAGTTATCTCCTACACCTGTTACCGCACTAGCTTGTAGCTGTGCAGCTCCAACAGAGTTTGTAGCAAGTTCTGAGGTGGTAATAGCATTAACTGCTATTTCAGAAGCACCAATAGCATTTGCAGCTATCTTTGATGCTACTACACTATTGTTTCCTATTGAATCTTGTTGTACTAAAAATTTACCGATTAGTGGCATTTTATGTTTGCTCCAAATAAGATAGAACTACGTCTATCGAGCTTGACGTGTTTGACTGTACTTTAATTGCATCACCAGCTTCTAATACTACTTTTGCGTCTCCACCAATTGGTGCGAGTGTTGAACCTGCTGGTATTTCTATTCCATGAACTATACTGATGTGATTAGTTGTACTTGCGTCATAAAATTGAGCAGTAGCATTTATATCTGCGCCGCCAACATTACATAGATATAAACCTATAATCGTTGTTGTTGTTGAACTAGGACAAGTGTATACTGTAGATAAACTTGTTCCTATGTCATTTCCTGTTGCTGTTTTAAATGCTGATGCCATAATCTTATCCTAATGCTATCGAGAAAGCTACTAGGTCATCTGTTGTTAATGCTCCTGGTACATGACTGGCTATAGTTATTATTGAGCCGTCTGCTTTCTTTGTATAAATCTTTTGGTCAGCCACATTCATAGCAAGTTCATGTGTTTGTAAATCGCTTGACTGTGGCACAGATAATGCTGTTTCTGACCTTTTTGGTTTAATAACGTGAGACATTCTTAGAAAGTACCTCCGTCTAATGTGTTAGTCCATGTTATTGTTCCGTTGTTTCCTACTTGTAATACTTGTCCTACAGAGTGTGTAGAGTCGTATGTTCCGATTGATAAAGAAGCAAAAGAGCTACCACCATTTGCACCATATAATAGTGTACCTTCTGGTAGTGCGCTTACTCCTTTTAATCTTGCTGTGTCTGAATTAAGTTCTATTGTAGTATTATCTACATTTACAGATAATGTATTTCCTGATTTTGCTAAACCGTTTCCTGCTGTAACACTACCAGCTCCTGAGAACTGTGTAAATGTTAAACTATCTGTACCAATGGAAGCTGAGCCAGTTATGTTTGAAAGTACAAAACCTGCATCTGCATCACTACCTTCTTCAACAAATGTAAACATACCACCAGTAACTTCTGCTGCACTGTCTGCATCTGTTGTTCTTGTAAGAACGTATGGGTTTCCAACATCACCTACTGTTGTTACAGAGTAGATACCGTTTTGTTTTCCGTCTGTCTGTGCTTTTACAAGTACTCTGTCTCCAGATGTTAAGTTAGTGCTATCTATAGAAACCGCACCATTACCACTTGCTGTAAGTGTTGCACCGACGCCACTAGTACCATTATTATAAGTTGTATTTAAATTACTCTGTGAGCCAACTCTTACTGAATCTTTGATATCTAGTGCTTGTTTTACAGAATCAACATATGCTTTAGTTGTAGCATCAGTTGCTTGTGCTGGAGTACCAATATTAGTTATTTTGTTACCGCCCATATCAACTGTTTGTGAGCCTGCGACTGTTAAGCCACCATCAAAGTCAGCTGATTGTGTGAATGTTGCTGTACCAGTAACTGTTACTGTATCTCCTGAATTATCTCCAAGAATAACATTACCGTCTGCTTTTAACTGTCCGTCTACTTCTAAGTTTGAAGAGAAAGTCGCATTATTAGTTACTGCTAATGTACCTGCGATTGCTGTATTACCTTCTCCGCTTGTTACTGTGAATTTGTCTGTGTTAATTGTTAAGTTACCAGCAGCTGATATAGCTCCATTAGAAGATAAAGAATTAACTGTTGCAGAACTTGATACATCTAAAGTACCATTTAAATCTACGTTCTTGCCAAGTTCAATTTCTTCACTACCGTTTGTGGTAATTAATTTAATATAAGAAGTACCGCCTTCATTAATATCTAACGCTGCTGCATTATCATCTAAGATAGTGATTGAGTTAGATTGTGAGGCTAAAGATAAAGTACCTCCATGAGTGACTGTTACTGTACCAGCTGCATTTAATCCTAATGCTCCTGCTGATGAAATTGTTATGTCGCCACTTGTTACTGTTTTTAAAGTAAGTGCTGAAGCTGAAGTTGCTAATGTATTGTTAGCACCTGTAATTGCTGTAGCCCCAGTAAGTATTCTATCTATTTTACTATCTGAGCCAACAATAACTGCTGAGTTAGCTGTTAAAGTCCCATGTGCATGGTCGAGCATTGCAACATACAAATCTCCACCGATTGTTGTTACTGCTGAACTACTAGGGTGACCTATAAATAGCTTTTGCGAATTAGAAGAATACGCTAACTCACCAGCACCTAACGAGGTAGGAGCAGCGGTGGAACTACTTCTTTTGATTTTAATGGTTTGTGCCATGATTATTTCCTATCGAGCTATTAAAAGCTCCCTGCGTCTACCGTGTCTGAGTCGGCTGAATTGTTACCTATCATTATAGGGACAAATTCAAAGTTTCCACTCGATGTTTCACGGTAAATCTTTAACTGATTATCATCAGTATCATAAAATAAATCTCCTTCAGCCAAGTCTGTTGTACTTGATGTAGGAGCTGTTGTTGAGACAAAGAATTGATTTGCTAGAAAGTTAAGTGCACCTTCTACAGTCGTTTCACTTGCCAGTGTACCTACAGGATTAGAGAGACTAATTCCTGCAGCGTCATCAGCTGTACCAGCAATTGCGTTAGATATTGTTAGAGTTGTACTTTGAGATGTAGCACTGATGCTTGTATTATTAGGAGTAATAGTTATCGTTGTTGCCATTATCTTGTTACATTTGGTGTAACTCTTGCTACACCCTCGATTAATCTAGTCATGCTTGAGGCTGATGAATTGAATAATTCTAAATCATAGTAATACTTTCCTGCCGCAACGTTTGCTGTTACAGTATAAGGCAAAGCCATTTTTATAGTTCCATTGGCGGAGTCTATAACTGTACAGGTAAATGTTGCTGAGAGAGTATTTGAAGTAGGAGTAGGTCTTAATTGTGCAGTTGCGGTGTGATTTGATAAGTTTATTGGTTCGCCATCTTGGGCAAGACTGAGCGACAAAGCGAAATCTGCGCCCTGGTCGATAACTATATCATATTTTCCTGCTGCCATATTTGTACTCCTATATGCTAAATTATATCAAAAACTTGAGGTGGTGTCAAGAACTATTTTTGAGGGGTATATGCTTAACCTACGAGTTTGGGAATTTATCTTTGACGGCCTTTCTAGCTAGATAAAATTGTCCAGTTTTTGCTGCGTCACCAAACTTGCCATCATCTATATCGTGGTATAGTAAATCCAATTGCTCTCTTAGCATTGTATAGTATTTTGCTCTTTGTTGTGCTGGAGTGTCCCCTTTACTTAAATTTATATTCATTGTCCGTACCTCTTTACATTTACTGTTGTTCCACTATGTTGTTTATAATGGAGTTTTTTAAATTTTATTACGTATTGCCCTGGTTCTTGTATTGTTAATGTTAGGGTAGTATCTGACATAACTCCCATAGATTCGCCATCTTTAAATACTTCTGTACCTACTGGAACTCCAGTTACATTAACTACTTCGTCTATTGCAGGTGTAGTTGTAGAAAAAGTAAAATCAAATATTGATTTCTCTACTAAAGCAGTTGCGTCACTATTTAAATGAAAATCACCATCGGGTAAATTTTCAGATTCTAAGGCAACGTGACTGTTTCCTAAATCTGATTGTGCACTTTTTATTGCATCATTTATTAGTCCTGTAGTAGACCACACTATTTCTTTATTACTATTATAAAATATATTATATATCATAAACTTTCTCCGTTTAAAAAATTCTCTGCTGTAAATATTATACAACTCCAAAAATAACGAGCATTAGTATTAACAGAACCAGCTGACATAAACCCAGTACCTGCATTTGGGTTAAAATCATCATCATGATACTGGCCCACGCTGTTGTGTAATACTATAGTGTTATTTGTTGTGCTACTTACTTGTAATCCGCTATACGCCCCCATACCTGGAAATACTACTTCATCTCCATCTTCGTCTCCTTCTTCAGTACGCTCACTCAAATCAATATTATAACTAAAAGGAGGGTAAGTTTCAGTTGCTACTCCACTGCTGATTTGATTAAAAGTACACCATCTGACTGCAAAACAAGGTACATAACCTAAATTATGTGTTATTGTAGTTGTATGTTGATTATAAGTAACATTATTATAAGTAAAACTAATTTGTGTTCCGTTATATGTTTGAACATTTGGGACTAATATTCCTTGTGAAGCAGAATGTACAATAAGACTTTCTGCAGCTCTTGAATCAAATCCTAAAGGTTGATTAGAATTTGTTACATCTTGTCCTGCCCTAGAAACAAATAGACCATAATCTGTACTTCCTCTTTTTCCTAATAATACTCTATTTGCCATTAGAATATCGCCAAGTTTGAGTATCTAGGTACTACAAATGATTTTACATTTACAGATAGAGTTCCTGTATTTTCTATGCTTATTGTTTCTAAAGACTCACTTACACTGAAATCATACGATAGTGCACCAGATGCAGAACTATATGTTGTTGGGGCTAAAAGTCCGAAACCTATAAAACCAAAATCAATTCCAAAATCTATACTACTTAAATCTAAAGTTGCTGTACTTCCTGCACTAACAGTAGTGGTGACTGTAGTAGTGGTTCCTCCTCCTACTACAGGTATAGGAGCAAGTTGGTACATAGATATTATTCTTCCTAAACTAGTTCCTACCCCGTTGTCAGTATTAAATATTAATTCATCTGCCGTACAAGTGGTTACATCTTTCCCAGGTCTTGATATGTATAATCCATACCCAGGACTTCCAGCACTATGTCCGTGATTGCTATTTATATTTTTTCCTAATATTAATCTATTTGCCATAATTATCCAAAGTAAGTGCTTGTCATATATCCATAAGCACAGGGTATTCTTAATACAAAGAAACTTGCATTAATCATTTCTGTTTGTTGTGGTATCTCTGCATTATTATAAGTATAATTTCTTCCAATAGAAACAGGAGCTCCTACGTCAGTACCATTTGCACCTTGAGAAGTTGGACTATCTGCAGCAGCTTCTACTGGGTACATTGTACTAGAAGTTGTTTTAAATAAACTTAGTCTATTTACAGATTCATATATTTCTTCTTCTTCCTCTTCACCTTCGTAGCCTCCTCCGTGTTGTTCTGATAAAACTATTAAAGGTACATACCCTAAACTCGGCTTTATTGTCCCCGAACCAGTTAGAAAATTTACTCCAGTAGAAGATAGCTCTGGATAATCATAAGTTCCTCCAGCTATTCCTATAAATGTTTCTAGAGAATTGGATGCAGGATAACTTATTACCATATCAGAGGTTGTTTTCATAAGTGTTAATCTATGGTCGACACTAGAAAGATTGCTTGTAAGAGCTGTTACTCCTGATATACTTGCAGCATTAATATCTGCTTTCATATTGTCTACAGTAGTAAAAGTGACACCAGACGATGTTGTTGTTGTGCTAAGAGTTACTGTTGTTCCATCTATTATTATTTTCTTTCCTGTTAAATTTACTGGGTTAGTAAATGCTGTACCAAATCTATTGACTGAGCCTCTTACATATGCTTCTTGGTCTGCTGAGTAGTCTACAAAATTTAATCCTGCACCTCCTGCATATATTTGTCCTGTTCTATTTTTTGTGGAGTCAAAAATCATATCTTTATCTGCTCCAGTAGTAACGTCAGTACCTGCTCTAGATACTTTTAATCCATAGGTGCTTCCTATGTCTCCTAATAATACTCTATTTGCCATTAGTCTGTAATTAAAATCCTCCCATTTGTTCCGTCTATTGTTATATTTCCTACTACTATGCTTCCTCCAGAAGCAACACTCATACTTGAAGTTACGTTTCCTGATGAATTTATAGCAGTGCCATTGTGTGTGGCTTTTCGTACACTTGCTACATTTATACCACTTGAATCTGATGTTATTTGAGCATCCGCTGCTGTTAGTGTTATATCATTATTTGAGCCATTATTTAATCTTAAAAGCCCTGTACTTGGTCTGCTAAAACTAATTTGGTCATTTTTTAATGCGCTTGGAGCTCCTGCGCTTTGTATAACAGTAGTTCCTTTCTTAATTCTAACTGTAGTTCCACTATAGTCAATATCTAAATCACTGTTTCTTACGTCAACGTCACTCAATACAGTACCATTAGCTTGTTTAAGGTTAGTACCTGCTATAGCTCCTACTGTAGCTCCACTAGCTGGTAGTGTACTAAATACTTTACCACTTCCTGATATATCTGAAGATACAATACTAGCATTCTTTAAAGCATCAGGAGCTCCTGCGCTTTGTATAACAGTAGTTCCTTTCTTAATTCTAACTGTAGTTCCACTATAGTCAATATCTAAATCACTGTTTCTTACGTCAACGTCACTCAATACAGTACCATTAGCTTGTTTAAGGTTAGTACCTGCTATAGCTCCTACTGTAGCTCCACTAGCTGGTAGCGTACTAAATACTTTACCACTTCCTGATAAATTGGTAGATATTATTTTATCATTTGAAAGTACTACACTATTAAATGCGGAACTTGCTCCTGTTATTTTTCCATTACTATCTATACTAATACCGTCATTTTTTACAGCACCTTGTGAAGCTCCGTCAATAAATAAATTATTACCTGTTACTGCTGTTTCATTTGCGTTGTTTGATACTCCTGATAAATTTATTAAACTTTGGGTTAAACCTCCAGTACTACCATTTGTTATTGTTGTACTTCCAAATTTTATTTTTAAAGAAGTTCCATCTTGGAAAAGATTTAATTGTTCGTTACTTATTTTGTCAGGTATATTACTCTCAGAAAATTGTTTTACGTCATCTACATTAGTAAGTCCAACGTCTGCTTTTCCAAGTCCAACATCAGTATTTGCTCCTGTATTTGTAAGTCTAATTTGTCCGTTTACTTTACTTAAAACGATTTCGTCATTTCTGTATTTATCAGTAATTACAGCTTCTTTATAAGTTATAGAATTATCGGGTCTAAATTTAATTTTATTATTAGTATCATCTATAACAATATCTATGTTATCTGGGTCAAAGATTTCCCACTTACCTCCTGCTGGTCTAACAGGGCCTGAAGTAATTGTTAAGCCAGTTGTACTGTCAAAAGTAGCCTCTTTTACTGTAAAAGTTGCATGGGCAAAAGGAACTACTCCTAAAGTCTGTGACCATCCGCTTGTAAGTCCTGATAAAGTTTTTGTTGTAAAATTAAAGCCTGTTGCAGTTGGAGCGCTTGGTAAAGCACCATATGCCCAAGCATCGTAAAATACTTGTACTGTTTCTGTTCTTGGTTGTTGTGCTTCTGACTGTATTGCTGGTGTTGACCATTCGCCTGTTGCAACAACATCTGTTGCTGTGTTTGAGGTTGCAGTTGCAGAACAACTCCATAAATATTGAGCTGTACCTGTCGGTACTTCATTTAATGACCATCCATCTAAGTCTGCTGTGTTTGTTACTGAAGAACTAGCGAATGTATATGTTACATTTCCATTTGGTACTGCCGGTGCAGAACTTCCACTAGTACTTCTTTTATAAAGTGTTAGAGTTGCTGTATTATTACCATCTGTACCATTTGAACCTTCTATTCTTGTAGGTTCTTGCCATGTAGTTTTGAATCCATAATTTCCGCTTACTATACTAAACTGTGTTGTTCCTTTGGATACCCATATTGGATTACTACCTGAAGGTACATCTCCTATATCATTATACCAGTTAGTTGGTATAACAGGAAAGTTTGTTATAGCAGGCGCATTTGGTTGAGTTGCACCTCTTTGAAATATAAACTCTACCTGATTTTGTGGACTCTTAGAATTACCTGGTGCAGACCAGGATAAACTTCCAGAAGTATTAGCTGTTGAACTTTCTGTAGCAAGAGCTTCTGATGTCCAATAAATTGCCCCCTCTGCATCTTCGGGTATTGCTTGTTGCCATCCTGAAGATATACTTGCTATGACTCCATTACCAAAATAATATACTCCAGAACTAGGAGCTGTTGGTAGTGTAAATGAGTTATTATTAAATGTTGCTGGATAATATAGAATTAACTCTTTTACTTTTCTGCCGTCAGTCCCTGGTGCACCATCATCTCCTACTTTTGATTTTGTGAATGTTTGTGCTTTTGTGAGTGTTACTTGATTTTCTATATTTATACTATATTCTATTTCTGAAAGGTCTACACCATTTGCAACACCACTATGGTCTGCGACTGTAATATTTTTTTCACTTCCTGTATTTAAAGTAAAACTTCCTACAGTTATATTAGTTGCTGTAGTAGTTACATCGTATTGATTTGTTGAAGGAGTACCTGTGTTTGCTACTGGAGTAAGTTGTGTTGCTCCTTTGTATACTTCTATTTTTGTTCCTGAACCTGCAAAACTACTTACTGCTCCAGTATTTGATGCTGGAAATGCGTGTGCTTCGTTTGTAATAATAGCAGTGTATGCTGGTGCGCCATCCACCCCTTGACTTCCTTGTTGTAGTGAGGTAAGTGTAATGGTATCAAATGCAAGTTCTGTTTGATTTGCTTCTGATACACCAACTTTAATTGTTTGTGGAGCAGTATTTATAGTTGAAGGAATACTAAAACTAAAGGTATCTGATGCATTATCTGCGCCATCTGTAAAAGTGCCTTCATCAGATATACCATCTCCTGTAAATCTAAAGTATGGATTAGAAAAATTTTGTGAGGTTGCGGTTAGTGTAATTGTTCCACTAGGATTTGGCGTTGTCCCATCTGCTGCATAAATTATTGAGTAGTCACTTGCAGTTAAATTTACTGTTCTTGAATCTGTACCAGCTCCAGCTGCTCCAGGTATACTTTTACCAAGAGAAACTACTCTTGTTCCTATTGTTTCACTAGTACCTCTATCAGTTATAGTAACTACAAAAGAAGCTGTATCTGCTGTTATTGCTGTAACAGTAATTGCACCATTACTAGAGTTTACTACTGTAGTACAGTTTGTATCTGCAGTAGCTATTCCAAACGTATTTGTTGCTGTGCCACTACTTGCAAAAGTATAGCTTATAGTGCCTTTATTAACTGTGTATAAATTTGAAAAACTTGAGAAATCACTAACAACTCCAGCTGCATTTGAAGGGAAGTTATGGTTTTCATTTGTACCGTTTATACTGTAAGCATCTCTTCCTCTGTTTCCACTAGAAAAATTAATTAGTGAGAATACTCCACCTGTATTACTTATTGAAGCTAGTATACAATCTTCTGCATTTGAGATTCTAAGAGCTTGTCTAAATACATTCTTACCGCTATATGCTCTTGTTGAAACTGTTGATAAGCTAAGTTCTGTATCGCTTGTTATATGACTTACTGTAGAAAAGAATCTAGTTGCGCCAGCAGTGTCTATTATTATGACATCTCCTGGTTGAAAGTCTGTTGTAAATGCGGTGCTACTTCCTGAAACTTCTGTTGAGTTTGCAGCTAAAGTTATAGTACCACTTGCTTGTACAAAATCTTCATTTGATTCTCCAAGTCTTTTTGTATATTTAAAATAGTTTTCAGTACCATCTATGTCTGTTGTTGTTTCTTCTGTATGAAATACTATAGGTTGTAACAAGTCAGTACGAGTTGCTCCTCGTGATAAACTACCGTCATGGTCTAGTAATAGATATCCAGTTTGTCCATCTGATAAATTATTAAAATCTGCTTGTGTTGTAAATGCTGTGTTTCCAGAACTAACTGTTATTGTACTTTCTTCTTCGGAACTTGGTGAATCAAAGGTATAAGAGCTACTTGCAAAAGTTACAGTACCATTTGAAGATTCTATGTTTATAGGGCAAGATAATATACCCCCTTTCATTATACCTCCATTTAATCCTTCTCCAAGAGTAGGTACGCCGAAAGGTAAAATTTTGTCTTCATTTACAGTAAGCCTTCGTTGTGTCCAAGAAGAAGTAACACCTAAACTATTTATTGTTCTAACTCTAACTATTATCTCACCGACTCCGCTAACTTCTGAAAGATTATAAGAAGTAGTATTTAAACTAGGAAGACTTACTCTAATAAACTTATCTGGGTCATCTGCACCTGGGTGTCTGTATGCGATTTCATATCCTGCTAAATGTTCATAGACATCATTAATAGCATTGCCATTATCGTCTAGTCTTGTTGTTACAGGATGTTGCCATGAAATTAACAAATCTCTATCTGTACTAGAACCTACTTCTGAACCGAATCCTGAAGCTACCATTTCAAGAGCTAGGCTTGTAGGTGCTGGGACTGCGTCACTATCTTTAGGCGGTTGCATTATTTCAGGAACATCTGGTATTATATATCCTCTATCTATTTTTGTAAACTTTTCTATTTTGTATTCTTGCGCAGTTATAGCAAAAGACATATTTTTAATATCTTCTTTTATAGAATTTACTATATATTGTTTTAAACTTCCTGCTACGTTAGCTCCATCTTCTTCTTGTCCTGATACTGTGTAAATAACTTCAGCATTTGGTACAGATGAAAAAGCAGAGCTAACAGTTACTGATGTAGTATTAAATGAAGATATTGGTTTAGTTTCTACTCTTACTTGGTCTGACCAAAATAATTGAACTATACTACCTGAATCATCTCGCACATTAGCGGCTTTAGCGTCTGTATCTATAGCTGCTCCGCTTTCATCTAGTAGTACTAAGTCTCCTTGCTTATAATCTACAGAATTTATAGTTGCACTCTGTTGTGTTAAATATGCGCCCCCTTTAGGGTAGATTAAATGAAGATTAAAATTGTCAGTTGTATTTAAAAAACTACTTATATCTCGGTCTGTTTTTATAACTGTAGTAGTAGAACTAGAAGTTGTTGTTATTCTACCACTTGCTACTACATCATGAATATCTGGGTCTTGTACATTTATTACATCTCCAGGTCGTAACATTGCTCCATTTATACCAGTAGTAAAAGTAACAACTTCTTCTTCGTTTAACTCAGAAAATAAATGCCATTTACCATATCGCATTGCTTGTCCTTTAGAAGTACAACCAAATGCTGTTACGTTTTTCGTTTTAAGTATACCTGTTTTAGCTATATTACTGCTGTCTTCTATAACTACTGTATCTTGTTTAAATTGTTTTTCTGGGTTATTCCAAGTTACTATTACTTGGTTGTGTTTAAATCTGGTTGAAGTTCCTGTATAATTAAAAATACCATCTACTACGTTTGCCTTTGTAAAAGTATATACTGCACCTTTTTGTATATTAGCACCTAAAGTAACTCCTCCGTTCCACCAGATTAACATACTTCTCATTGTAGCACTAAAATCTTTTAATATTTTTATAGCATTGGATGATTTTTGAATATAAACATTACACTCAAATCTAGGTTCTTGTCCGCCTTTTCCATCTGGTACGAGTTCATCACAATACTTTGCTAATCCAAATAAAGTATATTTGTCTATTTGTGAAAAATCAAAATTCGGATTAATATATTGTCCTAATCCATATCTTTGATTAGTCATTAAATCCATAAAAATCCATACAGGATTACTAGTATATACTGCATCGTAATTTGCGTGTCCAGGAGCAAATGTTTTTAAGTCTCCTCTAAAATTACCATCCCAATCTACATAATTTGAAGTATCTGTACCATTAGTAATATTTCTTGTATAAGAAGGAGTTGTTCTTCTTACAGAACTTCCTTTTATTAATTCATCTTTTGGAAAATAATTAGTTGGAACTTGTACTTTCAGTCCTCTTATTTCATAACTTCTTTTTGGTATTGATGAAAAATCTTGTGCGTCTACAATTACTGCTCCGTAAGCAGAGTACGGATAACTTAATCTATCCATTACTATATTTTCTACAATTTTTAATACTGCATTATTTTGTATTACCCAGTTGCCATATTCTCCGCCAACTTCATTTATTCTTTCAAAAGTTAAGTAGTAGTCGTCAAAAGGGCCATACTGACTTACATCAAATTCAAATAAATAGTTAAATGCTTGTTTTGTTCTATTACTGAAGCCTCCTGCAGCATAATGACCATCATCTGGAGTATATCCTTCACTTCTATTTAAGTTAGAATATGATGAAGCTCCGTTTACAATAACGGTTTTGTAAGCATTACTGCCTCTTTGATAGTGAAATTTAATTCTAATTAATGCACCTGCGTGTCTTAAAGTACTGTCTTTTGCTTTCCATTTGTAACATCCTTGTGGAAAACTGAAAGTACATCTTATTAAATCAATTTCTCCTGGAACATCAATACCCATCTCGGTTGCTGTTATAGTTTTTGTAGTGCCAGTGTACGCAGGGTTATCACCTATAGTTACTCTTAGTTGACTCCATGTAGGATAGCCTGTATTAGGAACTGTTTTTAAGTCTCCACCTGACACATTATGAGCAGCAGAGCCACTTCCTACTCCTGCAGGTGTAGGTAGGTATGACTGGTCTCTTTCTCCATTTCTAAACGCCCATAAAAAGTTATCGTATTTTGCTAAAGGGGATTGTTCTGTGGTTCTTTCAGGAGTACTTAGAGTTGCTGAAACATTGCTTACGTTTCGTCCTCCTGCTGTAATTGTTACTCTATTATTTGAGTTATCATAACTGCTTACTGTACCGACATAGTCTAATTCAACTGCTGTTCCTGACACACTAGCAGAAGGTGCTAAAGCTACTTTAACTGATGTGGTGCTAATAAATTCTGTAATTGTTGTAATTAAATCTGAACCGTCTATTCCTGCTGATGTTATTCTAATTTGTGGTTGTAATCTTTTTTCTCCTTCGCCAATAACATCACTAGCTACAAAAGTAAATCCAGAAGCGTTTGTAATTGTATTATTTCCGATAGCAGTAGTAATTGTACCTGCTTTAGAACCTCCTACAATAAGTATATCTCTAGAGCCTTGTGCTGTGTTTGCTGAATCTATAAAACTTGGATTGTTGTGGTCAGTAATTACTCCAGTTGAAGCTACATAACTAACATCATTACTATCTAAAATAGCTACTATATCTTTGTCTCCAAAATTATATGCAGGATTACCATTCAGTTTTATACTAGCTCCTTGGTCTACTAATCCTTCAATTGGTCCTTCTGATAAAGTATCATATATAACTGCTGTCTGTTGTCTTGTCATTCCATTAGAAGTAGAACCAGTTATCTGGTCTCCAATTATAGGCGCGTTTTCTTCTCTAAGTAGTGCCATTGTATTTAAGTTGTTTTGTATACTCATTATAAATTCCAGTTATATCCGTAGGCATTTTTGTTATAGCCTGTTGAGTTTTGTACTCTTGATTTTGTAAAGGCAAAATTAGTTACAACACCACCAGCTTGTACTTTTCCATACGCCATTGGTATAGGTACTCCTGTTTTAGTAGTATTAACAGGGCCATTAAATAAAGTTGCCGACTCTTCATTATTACTATCAGGGTCTGGCGTTGTTAATTCTATAATTCCTTTTAGAGCTAATTGCATACCAGTACTAAACAGAGCTGCGGCTAGATTACCACTAGGGTCTACATAAAAGGATAAAACCATAAGTATAACTCCTATAATAATTTTGGCCCAGCTTTCTAATTTACTAGCAGCTCCTGAAGGTATTGGTGTAATAATTATAGCCTCGTCATCTATAAAAGGTAATTCATCTGCTGCTAAAAAGCTAGGCATGTTTTCTTTTGTGTAATCCTTGACTGTTTTTCCTTTTTGTACTGTAAACACTGTTCCTTGGTCTGTACATTCCATTAAGTATCTACGAAGACCCCCTTTCATAACATCTATTGCATGCATTGCTTCCTGCACACTTCGTACATTTAAATTATGCTCTTCTCCAAATAGTTTTCCCATTTGTCCTTTTAGTATTATTTTTCTATTCATTTGGTTGTAAAATTGTGTATTCTTTGTCTGGGTACGATACGATAAAGTATGGTATACCAAGATTGTTACAGTTCGTTTTGTCAAGGTCACTTGGGCAAGATTTTTGCTCATAGTGACTATGGACTACATATAATATTTTAAAAATAGCCTGGAAAGATGCAAAAGCTAACTCGTCCATTTGAAAGTAATTTTCTTTTTCAGAAATATTTTCCATGGGAATATATCGTTTGTTGTTACCATCTTCTATAATAAGTCCACAACACTCTAATGGGGCACACTCGGCGGCATGTTGATATATCTCTTCTATCACTTAAATGTCCTTGCTGCTGGAAAGCCCCCGAAAGGTAATACAACTCTTTTATCTGTTGTTACACTTCCATTAGTTGTACTTCCATTTTTTACCCATCCGAATCTCATTTTACACCCTGAAGTTGATTTACTACAAGCATCTCCTTTTTCCCAGAATTCTCCATATGTTGGAGTTTGACCTTTACAAGCTTGCTCAACTTTCCATAATAATGATTTATTATAGTTTTCAGAGGAAGAAACTCCATCTGTATATACTACATAGTCATTATCTCTATCATCTAAGTAAGTATAGTATTCGGTATTAGCATTATAAGTACTATATATTCGTACTCTTTTAAAATTTGTGTTTGAATCTGTTGGAGAACCAGGACTACTAGTTCCGAAAACAGCTTGCCAATAATTATTTACAGTTACTGAACTAGTTGTTCCATCTGCATTAAATCTTGTTGTTGTTTTAGTAGTTTTATAATAAGCATTTTTTACTACAGTACCAGAAGTATATAATGTAAAAGTAGTTGAACTTGGTATTACATACTCATCATCTTGATTTACAAAAATTACATGGGAAACCCCATTTACATAGTAACTTCCGTCTACAGCCCAAGGACATCCACTTTGTGCTTTCTTCCATCTATCTAAGTGAGGACTTGCTCCTTGGTATTTATGAGAACATTTATCCGCATATACTTTTCTTGCTGGTATAGTTACTGTTTCAAGGTCAAAAGGAGAAACTAATTCCATTTGTACTGCTGTTTTACTTCTTGCTTTAATTCTGTCTATTATCCAAACTTGTCTTGCAAACTCTACTGGAGGATTTGAACTATTTCCAGTACCATTATCCAAATATTTTTTTAAAGTGGTTCTTCTAATTAATTTTAATCCTAGTAAACTATTGTAATTAAAACTTCCTGTAGCAGTACTTAAAGCATTAGTTACATTTGCTATAGTTACATTAGGCCTTGCCATTGCTCCATCATTTTTTGTTTCAAAGTTTTGTGCTTCTATCGGTATAGGAGCATATGTTCTAATTGTAGCAGGAGAATCATAATCTCTAAATTTAAGACTACTTAAATCTGACTCTACTCCGCTGCCTGAAAAGTAAGTAAACACTCCCTTAGAAACTTCTAATTCATATAAATGTATTAGTTCTGAGGCGGGGTCTAGTTTTTGAAAATCTTCTATTATATTCGACATTATGCTTCGTATATTCTCCTAAATTTAGCTGACAAGCTATAAAAATCATCATAATCCCAAGTTTGGTCCCAGCTTTCGCAAACTATTTTTACTGTTTCTTCATTACCGCTCTCATTTGTGTCTGCAAAGTTAAAATCAAATGCAGTTGCTCCTTTCTTACTTTCAAAGAAAGCAACTATATCATCTATTTCATCTTTTGGTCTAGTTGCAAACTGAACACTAAACTGTTGCTCTAAATTATTTATACCATTTGCTAAGCGTTGTTCATACCCATCCCCAAATTTTTGTACATGTACTCTAGGTGTGTTATTTCTTGTAAATCCTTTATCTGGAGCTACTGTCCCTAAACTTCCTCCTACATTAAACCCTATCGCCATATTATGCTCCTAGTAATCCGCCTGGTCTTTGTTGTTTTTCTATTTCAGCTAGTACTGCCATATTAATTGCACTTGCCATTTGTTCTGCACCTTCTGCTTCCATTTTTGTAGTTGTTCCACTTTCTGCTATATTTACACTAATATTTGTATTATTGGTAGAGTTTGCTCCTCTTCCTAGGTCTACAGGGATGCTTTTATTATCGGGCAAGGGTACTACTGCTTCATTTTGTTTTCCTTCTCCTACAAGATAGGTAGGTTGAGTTGCAACTCCACCTTTTGCATATCTTGTTATACCGCCTTTTGCTAATCCAATAACTCCACCTCTTTCTAATCCGAAGAAGCTACCTATTGTAGACATAAGGCCTCCGCCTCCACCTCCGCCAAAGAGTCCTGAGAACATTCCTCCAAGTTTATCAAATAGTCCACTAAACATATTTGTAAACATGTCCTTGAACCCACCATCTGCAAGGGCATCTAATGCTTCATCTGCGCTTCCTGTTCCTGTACTAGTACTTCCATATCCATCTTTGCTAAGTAACTGACCTTTAAATAAACTTGCCAAATCACCTTTTTCGTCTAATCCACCAGTGGATATTCCCATAGAATGTCCAAAAGCATTTGAATGTGCTTGTAATACTTCTGATAGTTGGGTAACGTGGTCAGTATGTACTTTTTGTATAGCCTCTGCTTCTGGAGTTAGTTTTACACTTTCTGGTCCCATACCTAGCATTTTTTTAAATCCTCCAGTTATAGGATTCATAATCATATCTGACATAGAACTCGTTGCAACTTTTTTCAGCTTTTCAGCCATTCCTCTGAGAGCCTCTCCACCACTTCCACCTTCAAGTATTGATTGAAGAGCATCTCCTCCTGCAGCATCAAAAGTCTCTATTGTAGCTTTTCTAATTTGATGAAATCTATCTAATTGATTTCCAAGAACTTCTAGTTGTGCGTCCATTACTTCTTTCTGAGTCATAAGTTCTTGAGTTGTTAAATCATGTACAATTTTTGTATCTTTTTGCATGCCGTTTGTTTCTACACTTCTATCTAAAATTTTTCCTTGTAAAATTAAGTGGTCGGCTTGTAGTGCTTTTATTTTTACATCTATTGCAAGTCTTTTACTGTGTCTATCGCTTAATTGATTTATAAGTAGTAATTCTGCATTTTGTAAATTTTTTCTTGCTTTTTGCATTAAAACAGCTCTATTTAACTCATCGTTAATGGCTAATAAATGGTCTCTTTCGTCTAATAATAATTTTGCTTGCTCTTTTGATATGTTTAATTTATGCATCATCTTAAAGATGGCTGCGCTGTCTATTGTTAAGTTAAATCCTTTTTCTTTTGCTAAATCTTGTTCTTCTTGTGTTAACTGGTTTGAGATTATCTTCTCAATATCCATACCCTTCTTCTTGCCTTCTTGTATTTTTCTCTGTGCTGTGTCATACTGATTAAATACTTGTGATAAATTTGCTGACATTGTTGCAAAAGCGGTAGGCTTAGGCATACTTAGTTTTATAGCTTCCATTAGATTGTCTAAAGGTTCTGACATATCTGATAAAGAAACAATAGCAGTTTTTGCCGCCTCTGTTCCTGCATCAATACTACTAAAGAAAGAATTAAAGATGCCGGTAGCATTTACTACTGTTTTGCCTCCTTCCTCGGTTACGTCAAAAAAGTCTCTTGAATCTACTTTTAACATTCTAAAATGTTCTCTTATATTCTCTAAACTTTGAGAATACTCTGTAGTATCTGAAGTCGTTGACCCCATAGAAGTAAGTTCCTTCATTATTTCATTGGTTCTATTTTCAATAAACTCTTTAGTAAGATACCCACTCATCTCTCCGTCGCTGTCTGTCTTCTCACTGGAAGCGTTCATAAATGCTAGGAATGCGGCCTGTACTTCATCTCCGCCACCTGCAGCCATGCCCATTTGAGAAGCTCTAATCATTTCCATAACTGCCAAAGGTACTGAAGCTTTTTTTGTTTTCTTTCCACCATCTACTATACTTGATTCTACTGTTTCTACTAAATTACTGCCCATGTCTTTTATATCTGCAGTTTTTAGAATATTGGCTAAATGGTCGACTGCTTTTGCCATTTGCATCATAGGTTCTACGCCTTCTCTAATAGAATCTCCTATGGCTTTTAATTTTCCTACCTCAAATCCTACAATAGCGTTGTTTAATTCGCCTGCTGCTGTCTCAGAATCTTCTAATTTATCTTTTAAGTCTTGTACAGCTTCTTTTGCTTTTGCTACCCCAGGTAGCATATCATAGAACATAGTAGCAATTGACAAGAACATAAATACACTAAATGCGGAATTTATTATTCCACCTAAAGCTGCAAATGCAGGTCCTGCTTTCATAGCTCCTTGAGCTAATTTAGCCATTGCACTTTGTCCTAGTAATTTAACTCTAATTAAACTTTTTTCTGCTTGTAGAAGTCCTGAAGATAGTCCTAAACCTACTTTTTTTCCTGTAACATTCGACATTGCAACAATTTTTTTGTAAGCAGCGTCTTGAATTGCAATTTGCCTTTGCATACTCTTACCAGTAGCTTTTTCTTGTTTTTTTAATGCGTTAATGTGTGCTGTTATTGACCTTTTTTGGTTAGCAGCAGATTTATCAAAAAATTCTTCTTCAGACATTCGTCGTCTCTTTAAAGAAGCTTTAAAAGCTTTTGAAACTGTTGATGTAGTTTTATTCTGTTCCAGTCCTAATTTTTTATATTTTTTACTATTACCGTCTAATTGTGTATTTAATTCTGTGATTCTTGTTTTTGAACTATTAACCCAATTTTGTGTCGCTGCTCCTACTCCTTTTAGTCCTGGCATGATATCATTTGTTAATCTTAAAGCAAAAATAGTTAAAACTCCAAATAATATGGGTTTATTTCTGTCTAAGAAGGATATAAAAGTGTTGATTGCGGGAAGAATTGTCCCTGAAATTGCTATTCCAATATCTCCTAAAGATGTTGTGAATGCGGTGATTTGATTCGTTAAACTATTAGCATCGTCTCCAATATCTCCAAAATTACTTTCTAGCTGTTTGTTAACTTCGTTATACACAGCAGCTCTTCTTTGAGCAATAGTAAGTTTGTCTGCACTTGCGCCTATACTTGCAGCATAGTTTCTTGTTGCAATATCTAGTCTTAAAATGATACCTAATTCATCGAGTAGTTCGGGTTCGGCTTTTGTCACACCACGAATCAATCTGTTAAATGAGTCTGTCATATCTCGACCTAATGCAACCGAAGCTCGTTTTGCTCCTTCCGCTAGTCCTTCAATTTGGTCTGCACTAAAACCTGCTGCTGTTGCTATAGCTGTTTGTTGTGCTGCTGTTTGAAAGTCAAGTAATCCATTAGTTGCTTCTCTAACTCTGTTTGTTATAGTAAGCAAAGATGTACCAGTAACTTTTGTAAGCGTTTCAAATCCTTTAATTTGTTGTTGAATATTTTGTGCGTTTTCTAGCGCTCTGAAAGCAGCTGTTACAGCAAAGACTGTTGATGCAAGAATCGCGTAGGACTGCACGAGGCCGCCAGTACCTTGCTGTAAACGTGAAAATGATTTTGACGCAGATTCTGTACGTCCTGACATAGATTGTAAATTTCTACGAGTATCGCCCGCAGACCTACCTACACCAGCTATGTCTTTACTTGCTGATTTGGCTCTTCTTCCTACCTGTTTTAGAGTACCGTCATCGGTGACCTCAAAACTTATAATTGCGCCTTTTTTCTTTCTTGCCATTCTTACCTTTTCATTTTAGCTTTACGCTCTTCAGCTTGTCTTTTAGCTTTAATATTTTTATTAATTTTTTCTGAATTAAAATATTCAATATGTTTCAAGAAGTACAAAGATTGCTTTGCATCTTCTATGTTAAATATGTTTATGTAAGTTTCTAAGGCTGAGTAGTCTTTTCCGAGGTAGTAGCCATTCATGCCATCCCATTTATCAGATAAAAAGTCATGAAGCATAAATGCTTCTTGGACTTCCAATGGAAAAATAGCACGTTCTACAGGCATTTTGTCTAAATCAGGCTCTTCTCCTAACTGTTCACATACTGCTAGATATTTATCTACATCTATTCCTGTATCTTTATAGCTTTTTTCAAATAAAGCAAGTATATATTCTACTTGCTTTGCGTAAAATTTTCCAAAGCGCCTACAGTATCAGTTACCCATTGGTCGAAATCACCTGAGTTTTTCATTAATAACTCTGCGTTTTCTACCGTGTAGCCGAGTTCTGACTCTAAGTCTTGTCCGCTTACATCTACCAATAGAAACTCTTCTAAGTATTTGTATTTTAGACCTGTCCATCCTTTTATAATTGAACTAACGTACTCTATTAAAAACAGGTCTTCGTCGAGTGAATCTTCAAAAGCTCTTGTCTTTTTATTAAACTTTTGTTTCATGCATCTGTTTCTAAGTTTAACTAATTCTTCTCTGCTTAAATATGTTAGGTCAACTGAAAAGCCATCATAACCGGGATAATCAATTGAAACTGTTTTACTAGGAGTTAATAAACTCTTTAGTGAAACGGGTTGTACTTTTTTTACTTCTTTCTGTTCTGTCATTTTTTTGTCCTAAAAAGTGGGAGGGAATGACCCCTCCCGAGTTTTATTATGCTACTTTGTATGTTACTTTAACTTCATCAGTTGCACTTGCTGCTGTTGCTGATGATAAATCGGTAGCTAAGCCATGGAAGGCTACGTCTACAGATACTACATCTTCAAAACTGTGAGAGGGTAACTCTAAGTGTGCTTTTGGCACATCAACTACTACTCTAGGAGTAGCTGCTGTTTGTCCACCGATTGAGAAAACTAAATCAAAAGCGTTAGTAATAACTCCTCTTGATTCTTGAAGTTTCTCAAATAAGTCTAGAGAGCTATTAGCGTCTGAATTTAGATAACAAGTAAAGTTACCTGAGACACTTCTAGTTCCTGTTATATGACCTATTGGTAGATTTACTGTACCTAGCGTTTCTGGTGTTAAATATGTGAGATTGTTCTCAATTGTTATATTTCCACCTGTTAAGGTTATACCATAAGCTTGGTCACTTGAGCCTAAAGCTCCTAGTGTACCTGTAGATGCCGAAGCATCATAAGTTATAGATAAATCTGTTAATTTATTTCTGATAAAGTTAGTTGTTGAACTAACTCCTTCAGCAATTAGTCCTTTTGGTGCTGCCGCATTTGAAGTAGTTAAATCTAAATCTGCTACTTCTTCTATTGACTTACCATTTCCAGACCATGCAATCTGAGCAATACCTTCTATATCAAAATCAATTGATGCAGAACCTACTGAACAATCTGCTAGTTTGTAAATAGTAACACCTTCTGTACCTGTTTCGTAATTGCCTCCTGTGTCTTTTGAAGCTCCTAGTACGAAGAACATATTAAATGTTCCTACTTGTACGTTATTGGAATTTGCAAAATCAAAAGCTAGTCCGCCGGTACCTGTTCCTGCTGTGAAGTCTCCTCCACATGCTTTGTCATAGTCTTTTGCAGTCAAAGCTGCCCATAGTGGGCCTTCTACTGCAAAATGAGCTAATGCTGCGGAGTGTTCTCCACTAGTATAAGCTGCTGCACTACCTGACTTTGTAGGTCTCATATAAGTACTAAAGCTCCATTCTGCAGGCGCGAAAGAGTCAGTAAACATTGCTCTGCCTCTCTTGCTGTATCCTGCTGAAGTTGCTGCTTCGCTTAATGTTACCTCTGAAGTATTTGTGCCTTGGCTAAAAGAAAACCCATCTAATACAGGTATCTCATACAGAGCTGTATTTGCTGTAGTGCTATCCTCTGACCATTCCATAAATACTTTGGTATCTCTACTAAAGAAAAATGCCATTCTTTTCTCCTAATTAATATCGAATCTCTAAGGTGATTTCTCCTACACCTAGAGGTTCCAATACGCCTTCATCTGTATCTACAGTACCAATTGTTGTTTGTACTGTATTATGAGATGTTCCTGTTGAATCATAGTATGTTAGTGGGTCGTTATCCTCTATTACCGTTTCAACGTCTTCTAACAATTCTTCGAGTGCTTCGATAACATCACTGTCATCTGAAACATAACATCGAACTGTTATTCTTAAAAATCTAAATCTGAAACCACCGCCATCATATTCGCGTGTTTCAGTACCTGCTCCGACATGTATTGTTGGGAATTCATTTACTTCATCCCAAAACTTAAGTCGTCTTTCTACCTTTGCAACTGAAGTTCTAAAAGGTGCGCTACCATTTATTCCTTCTAGTTTTAAAGCTAGGGCTTCAACAATGGCTCTGCGACGCGTGGTATGTTTCCTTGCTAGTGCTGTTTCCATTATTGTATATTTATCCCAAATCTTGCTCCGATTAAACCTGAAGCTACTTGTCTAATTGACTTTCTAATTAATTTTTCAGGGTTTCTTTGAGTAGTATACATTTTTCCTCCTGGAGCAAATGTTTCATAAGGATTATTCATATAAGTTGCTTCAATTATTGTATTTCCACCTCTTGGTCCTTGTGTTACATTATCAACTCTTACTGAGTTTGCTAATCTACCTGTTCTAAAATTTAGTGCAGGGCTCCCCATATTTTGTGCTACTGTTTGAGGTAATATTTCATTTAATAAACTTCTTAAGGCCATTGGATTCGTTCCTGCTTTCTTTTCAACATGACCCATACCTCTGCCATACCCTGAAGTCTTTTTAACAGCTTTTTTTCCTGTGCGTTTTGTTGTTATGCTACCTTGTTTGCTACTAATTTTTGCTTTTTGACTTCTTTTAATTCTTTTTGCATCACTTAGCATTTTTCTATTAACTTTAAGTCTCATATCAGGATTTATCTTATGTGGAAATCCTAAAAGTTTTTCTATTACTATCTTTCCTGCCGCTGCTGTTAGATGTTGCTTAGGACTTGGAGAAGTTTTCATTTCCTCATCTGTAAGCTGATTACTTAGTGTTTTAATAACTGAGCTTTCATACTTATTTATAAACTTTTGAAGTTCTTTACTATCGTAATCCTTCATTGTAGCGTTTTTATTAGCAGGGTCAAAAGTTATCTGAACTTTAAGATTTTTTCTCATATCTTCTACTGACATATCAAGATATTGTTCTAATCCTACTTCTGTTAAAAATGCTTTGCTATACTCTTGGTAAACCTTGTCATATAGCTCATTTATATTATGTCCTGCACTTATAGCTTGTGTAAAATCTTTTTCTTCTAGTGAATCATGTCTAGTAGATGCATTTCCTTTCATCTTTTCTGCACCACCAAAAGCCGCTACTGTTGTTCTATTACTTTTTGTTCCATGTAAAGCACTTAATCTGATTCCTTGTCTACCTTTTTTCGTATCTGCTTTATAGCCCTCTTGCATTTGTGAACCAGTTAAACCACTTCCTATTAAGTCATTTATATCATTTCTAACGTGATTTAAAACAGTTCCTTGCATAGCTCCCATTGCCGCTTGGTTAGTAGTAAATGCACTCTTTGCGCCTGATTTTAAAGTATGTTTGTTACCATATCCCTCCATAGGGAACTTAATTAGTAAAGTATTATTACTAGTTTGATAACTTAATTTTCTAGCTGTTTTACCACCTGCTAATTTTTTATACTCTATATGGTGAGCATCACGTGTAAAATGGCCTCTTACATTAGATGTTATTATACGAGCTAAATCTCTATCAGGTACTGTTAAACTATTATCTTTTAGTACTCTTCTACAAACTTCTTTTATATTCTTTTCTACATCGTTTAAATTTATTGTAAATTCGTGTCTATACCCTTGGTTTATTGCTTCTCTATCTGCTGCTCTAATTGCTTTAACAATTTCATCTTTTACTAATTGTATCATTAAATAACTACTTTATATAAATCAAGTACTCTTTTTATGTGGTCTGGAAAATCTGTACTATTTCTAATTCCAGCTGTTCCTTGATTCTGTTGGATAGCTCCGCCTAATGCTCTTCTTTCTTTATGCTCGTCTTTTATATAGTAATTTACTAAATCAAACAAAGCTAGTTGTAAGTCTTTTGGAGTACTAGCATAACCTGCCTTATATGTGACTCTAACAGAACCTACGCCTTTCTTCCAACTTATTGGATTACCGCTTGTAGTAGTTCTTATAATAGCATCGGCTTCTTCATCTATATAGTACTCATATTTAGTTGTAAGTAATTCTTGATAATCATCTGAATAACTTGTTCTTTCTTCCACTTTATTAATTGATACTAACGGACTCTCGCTGACTATTATCGTTGAGGTGTAGTTATCTTCAATTGTAAAAGTTTCTACTTTATTTGTACTGTAGTAATCAAGAAATGATACTCCACAATATTTTTTAACTAATTCAGATATTTGAGGTACAATTATTGCAAGACGGTCATCGTCTTTCTCGCCTCTTAGACCTTCTGCGTCTTTGTATTCATTTACTGTAATTAAATCTGCCATAGTTAAAAAGTGGTGGGTTATAGGTAACCCACCAAAACCGTAATTAGGTATTAACTACCTTTATACATCCAACCCCACTTAGAAGTTGCACCGTCAATTAAGTCAGTGAATCCTAATCTCTGAGAAGCCACTAGGACTCTTCTTTGATTAGCTACTTCGTAGTCTGATTCAATTGTAACACCTCTTAATCTTGGCATTACATAGTTTCTTGGGTTAACAGCGATAGCTGCGAACTTAGATATTGCTGGTGCAGCAAACTCGTCACACATTAAGACTCTAGAGCCATAAACCTGTCCGATTTCACCGTTTAGCTTAGTAGCCATGTCGCCAACTAGGTTAGCGTCTTGGAACTCAGCATCTTCTAATAGTTCATAGTAAGACCTTTGTGAAACAATATATACTACTTCACTTGGATTTATACCATATTTACCCATATTCTTTCTCATTTCAAGTAAGTCAGAAGCTACAATTTTATCAGTAGCAAAAGCTGTTGCTGATTGTGTGTAGTCACTGTCATTTCTTGCTAAGTGTAGTAAACCTTCGAAGGTTGCTTGTGATGTACCATATACACCGTCAGCGTCATCACCAGCTAGGATAGCATTTTCGATACCTCTAGCGTGTGCTCTAACCATTGATTCTCTAATTAAAGGAAGAATCGGTAAGATTGCATCTTCTTCAGTTTCGTTACCTAAGTAAGATTGTGAGATTAATTTTTTGGTTGAAAGAACTCTTTCAGTCATATCTACCCCACCTGCTGAACCAGGGTTATAAGAATCCCCTCTTTCTTGCAAGTTACCATGTGGTGAAGCACCACTAGCTGCTTGGTTGCCTGTAAATTCAGCATAACCAGCATCTGGTAAGATTGGGATAATCATATTAGCGGAATTCATAGCTATTTCTCTAAATAGAGGTGCTAATACTAATTCGTTTTGAATATCTCTTTCGATTTGTGTTGATACGATTTGCTCAAAGTCTGCTGAAGAAACGCCAACACCACTATGTGCGTTAACTTTTTCCATTAAACCTTTTGCATAATCACTGTTCCATCCTTTACCAGTCGCTAAACCAGCAAATTTTGCGTCAATGATATCATTCTCGTAAGCTTTTTTCCAGTCGCCTTGACCTTGTCTGTCCGCAAAGATTCTTTTTGATTCTCTGATTGACATGATTTCTTCTGATTTCTCAGCTAGTTGTTTCTCTAATGAGTCTACAACTGTTTTTAAGTCTTCATGTTTTTCAGAAACTCTTTTCTCTACGTCATTCATTAATCTTTCAGCGCCAGTTAAACCAGCTTCGATAATAGTTTTTTGCTCGTCCTGTTTTGCTTCTTGAACAGCCTTTTCATTAGCCTCTACTTCAGCTTGCTTTTCAGCCTGCTCTTGTAGTGCTTTTTCGTCTGCTGCTTTCTGCTCGGCTTGCTTCATAGCAATTTTAGCAGCTGTATCTTCAGCTACTTTCTTTGCAAATGCTTCCAAGTCGATTGAAGTTTCAGGAGATTTTTTCTCTTCTGACATATCAGTCTCCGTTGATGAGGATTTCTCCTCGCTTGGCTGCTCAATTTTAACAGCGTCTGCTGCTGCGGTTGAGTTAGCCTGTAATATTTCTTTTTGGTACTTTCTGTATTCATCCATACTATCAAATGACTTGCTTAAGCCAAAGGTTGCCCCTTGGTTGCAAGGTACTGATACTACAGACACTTCAAAAAGTTCCGCGTCTTTAATTTTGAATCCATCACTTTCAACCATGTATTCAGAATCTTTACATCTGAATCCAACTGAAAATGCTCCCAGGACTCCATCTTTCACTAAATGAGTAATGTCACCTGCGGCTTTTGATATCTTTGCAGTGATATCTAAACCTTTATCAGTGACCTCTAAACCAGTTGCTCTACCGATAGGTTTGTTGTAGTCGTGGTTAAAAAGAATGATTGGATTACTTTTGAAGTTTTCCAGTCCCCCTTTTGTCCATGCCTCGCTTTCGATTATATCTCCAGCTCTATCTAGTGCATTTGTACTTGCAGAACCTTTGATGTTTATTCCACCATCTTCGGTTTCGCCTAGTGATTTAAAAGTACTCGTCCAATGATAAATTTTATTCGACATCTTTATTCTCCACTTTCACAGCTTTCTTTTTAGGAGCAGGTTTTTTAACTACCTTCTCTTCTACAACTGCTACTTGGACAGGATGTCTTTTCTTCATGGCAGATAATACTCTATTCCAAGAACCAAATGCTCTTCTAAGCAAATAGTCTTTGACAGGTACATCATTACCGTGAGATTTGTATGCAGGTAAATCCATTACTTCAACGCCTTTTTCGGCCATGAAATCGGATAAAGCCTTTATCATTTTGTCTTTTGTCATAATTATTCTTCCTCGCTTGGCGGAGTTTCTTCCGGCCTGCCACCTTCTTCTGGGTTTGTGGCTGAACCTGCGATATTTGCAGGAACTCTTGGTGTATCAAACCCTTCAATAGTCTCAAGTCTTAACGCCTCCCTTGCTTCATTCGGTGTCATTATACCTGTGTTGACAAGTGTGGCGTAATAGCCTGCTTGGTCTCTTAACTCTGGTTGTAAAGCAGGTATACCTGATACATTTTCATCAAGTTTGAAACCGAAATATCTCTCGAAAGCATACGCTATTTTGTTAATAATAGGTAGTATGGTTTCTAAATAATATAGACGGTGGTTAGGCCTTAAGTTGGCATTATTACCACTATCCATTAATATTGGTGGAACTCCTATTGCTTTTAGAATTATTTTTTCATTAGAAGCTATTGCTTCTTGAAAGTCTAAATCTTTAAGTTAACTTCAGTTAGGTTTTCCACTGTTAATCCGCCATCTAAAAATAGCGGTCTTCTACCACCTGACTGAGGATTGTATCTTGCAACCCAAGCCTGTAACATTCTTTCTTTGATTTTCTCTGAAAGAGTGTTCGGTGACTTTAAAACTAGTCCTGGAACTGCTCCATTTTTAAAGAAGTTGTCCTGAAACCTTCTCATGCTACCCATTAATTGCATAGTTCTGAGTGCAGGTTTTAATCTAGGGACTCCTCTATAAATAGAACGGAAACTGTTTTCTTTAATATGAATTATTTCTGATGGCTTATAATCAATAGAGTTGTCGTAAGTATATTTTTCAACATACTGTTTGTCATCACTATATATGGTTACATGCTCTGCTGGAAGATGATACAGATGTGCACCATCAAAGTAGACAAATATATTTCCATCAATTAGTAAGTCAATTATCAGATTTCTTTTAAATGTACTTACGTCTTGAAATGGATTTGGTTCACTATTTAGTAATAAATCTACTCTACTTCTTCGTATGTTTTTTACAACAGGAGACGTTCCTATAATCTTATCGCCAATATCAAAAGGCACTTCAGCAGTATCGTCAACTACCATGTTGACTGCTCTATTTACTATTTCTATAGTTTCATAAGCATTTCTATAACTTATCTGGTGCTCAATACTGTCAATGGTCAAGCCTTCGTTTCTAGCAATAACATATTGAGCAGGATTGTCTTTTTCCTCTCTATCTATTCCTAAAAATCTATCATACCATGCCATATTTTTGTCTCTGTATTTCAACCCATTTCTGTTGCTTTTTTGCTGTTACCAACTTGGGTCGTTTGCCGTATATACTATGTAATCGTAAATGATGGTCATGACATATTGTAACAGCTTGATTATATATTTCGTCTTCTTTTTCTGCGATAAATTTTATTCTAAGGTCTAATATTTCTTGTTCAGATTCTATTTTTATCTTATTTACTTTCATCCATTGTTCTAATAATTCGGTTAATCCGTAAAAATGATGAAAGTCTAGATTCTTCGTACTTCCGCAGATGTGACATTCCGTTGCTTTATTATATTTAGACTTGGCCTTGTCACGAACATACTTTACTAAATCTCTTTTTAAATCCATAAACCTACTCGTTATAAAGATAATTTTAGCAAAATTTTAAGTTCATGTCAAGAACTATTTTTTCAAGGGGTAGATTAGAATGTAGTGACACTTGTCTCGAATGAGTATAGCGCGTATCGAATGGCGTCTGCCATGTGAGATGCATAATTGTGTTTGGGTTTTTCTTTTAATAAGTTAGGATTTGGGTCCCACTGATATTGGTCTAAACTTGATATAGATTCACGACAAGCTTGATGAACTATTAATTTATCATTATCCACTACTCCGGCTACGTGTCCTATACCGTCTAAAACAGATTTCTTTGCATTGATAGTAGTGATATCGTAATTTTGTGCAAAATCGAACCTTGTTTGCTGAGCAGCAGAATCGATGTAAATGTAATCTATGTCCCACTTTTGAATTAGTTTCTGAATCTCTATTGCGTGTTGTTCCGTAGTTCGTTCTGCATTAAGATATTCATCCAGTAAGTAGTACGTTTCTGAATCCCAATCATATCCGAAAACACAGAAAGCCGTAGGGTCTTTATAACCAACGTCCATTCCTGCGAAGATATCCATTCTCGAGGTATCTATTTCTGACAAATCTGATAGACACTTTTCATGATTGAACGCCCATACTTGACCTTCAAACACATTGAAGTCCGCCATATACTCTTGATTAAACTCAGCTTCAGACATCGTCTTCTTTGCCTCGATTATATCTTGTTCTGATATTCTAGGATTCTCGTGATATGTTGCTTTGATACTTGCCCATTCTGGAAACTCATCTGAGAATCCTCTGTACCAAAACTCTGCAAACCAGTTATTTCTACCCCTTGGAGTAGATATAAAGAGTGCTTTTGAGTTTTCTTTATCTAGTGTGGGCCTGAGCGCAACATTGAAAGCATCCCGCCCGTCAACGAGAGCGGCCTCGTCGAATATGATGAGGTCATAAGACCTACCCACGACCGAGTCAACTTGGTTAACGGAACCCATACGAATCGTACTATGGTTTGAAAGTTCAATAACTTTATCTTTTGCATTGTCTCTTAATACCTCTAAGTCAAAGTGCTTAATTAATTGCCTTTGTAAATCAAATGAAATTTGAGAAAGTGAATAGTTAGGTGACATCAATAATACATTAGCTCCTGGAACTAAAGTAGTTAATTGACCTATAATGTTGGCAATGTAGGTTTTACCTTGCCTTCTTGAAACTGCGGCAGTAACAAAACGATACTTTGGATTATTGATTGCATTTATAATTCCATGCTGAGAACTATTAGGTGTAATTCCTAACAAGTTCATATATCCATCAATAGGTAATTTTATAAATCTTCTATCATCGAACTTCATAATGTGGTCTGAAACCACATCTGTTCTGCTTATTTCAATCAATGTATCGTCTCGTCTTCAAATATATATTCGTGGTCTTCTTCGTTTAGAACACCACATTCTTTAGCTTTTTCGTATAGGTAACAGTAAGAAGCGGCTAGTTGTTTAAAATTCTCCTCTCCATTTGTGAGGTTTCTTTTCTTTTCTGTGTTTAGCATTTGTGCTAGAAATTTTCCTGCATTTACTAAACTTTCATCTAACCATAATTTTCTGCCGTCTGCTTTCACTTATTCTCCTATACTTCTAGTAAATCGTTTGAAATGTGGTCGTTATGTTTTGTTGGAATATATGGCCACTTCATATACTCCCATGCAACACTATATCTATAGTCTCGACTTTTATTCTCATAGCACCCATGTATTAGATTAGGATGAAAAAATACTGCAAAAGGTTCGTTTAGTTCTAAATCTATAATTTCTGCATTAGCTTTAAGGTCTATCCACTTAATCCATTCTTGATGCGATTGCTTATTATGATTAAGTATACCTTGTTTATGAGATTCTTTTACTATTCGTAAGCACCCACTTTCTTTTGTTGCTCCATTTACAAAAACATCACAACTTATTAGCTTATCTGGATGTGCTTCAATATAATAGTTGTCTTGATGCCAACTTACTGACCTTCCTTCTCGTGGAATCATTGGAAAAAACTTAGATATATAAGTACTTAAGTGATTTGTTCGTAGTAATGCTCTTGCTACTTTTAATAACTTAGGATTTCTACCTAATTTTTTAAAAGTTTCATTATATTTCATCGCTCCTTGTAACACCATAGGGTTATACGGAGTGTTCATTAGCCAATTTTCTTGTGTATGCGCCGAAATAGTCTTTGCATATCTAGTCAAAGTGTTACATGTGCGGTTGAGCTCTTCATGTTCCTCTTTACTTAGAAAGTTTTTTACTATTAAATAACCTTTTTTACGAAATTGACTAATGTCATAGTTCACTTTTTACCATTTTACCTTATTTGCCCAATAAGCTGCGGACATTTTGCCTCTAGCTATATTTTTAGCGTGACGAGCTTTGAAACTTTTACGCTTCATCTTCATTCTACGTGACTCTCCTGCTTTAGGTTTGCCTGCAGTCTTAGCTCCTTTCTGTCCAAATCTTATTGTTTTGATTTTACCACCCACCTTTGCCACAACTATATGTGATTTAGTTCTGTGACCTGGTGTTCTTTTTGGTTTATTAAAACCTGAGACTCCTGCTCTTTTTAATCTAGGGTCTCTCTTACGCTTAGGCATTTCTACCTCCTACGTAATATTCTGCTATGTCCTTTTTTACTGAATCTAGCTTTTTTAGGATTCTTTGTTTTTCCGAATCTAGGACCAACAGCTTTTGCTGCAGATGCGTATCTCATTGCTTCCATACTTCCTGCTTTTCTGCTATTTACAGTAGCTCCTGCTGCTGCATTCATGTCTCTAGTAACTCCTCTTTTAAGTCTGTGTTTACGGATTTTCTGTGTGCTGTGAACACCAGTAGGTCCGCTTAAAAAACCGCCTCTAGCCATTTTATTCTCCTACAAGCTTTTTTAATTGCTCGTCTCGAAAGACGCATCTGTTCATTGATGCATAATCTTTCAGTTTCTTTAAATTTGTTAACTTCTGTCTTGATTCTATTATTAACGATGCTACTGCTTTCTCTATACCCATAAGGTTATAAGCTAGTTCTAGTTTGTGGTCTAGCTGCTTAATGGAGATTATCTTCTTTTTCTTCGTGTAGTTTTTCGTTTTTTGCCTCTCTTTGCATATGTGCGAACGTTGGTAGGTCTTCCTCCAACGCCTTGTGCTACTTTTCTTTTTCTTCTTACTGCTGAACGTTTTTGAGCTTTACTCATAGTTCTAGCACGAGCTAAAGGAACACATTTAGGATAGCCTTTTCTTGATGTTTTAGCCTTCCCTCTTCCACAAGGTTGATATCTGCCTTTCTTTTTTGGTCTTCCAATATCTACCCATTTTTCTTTAAACCATTTTTTAAGTCCGGTACTAGCCACGTCTGTACCTCCCGCCTCTTTTCTTGTATTCTCTAACTAACCATGCATTTGCATATGCGCTAGGATATACTGCGAACTTTCTTTTTGTTGCTGCTTTTACTCTTGCATAGAGTTTTTTATTAGTAGGTAAATTACGTGATTTTCTTGCTACCTTCCTTCTTGATTTTTTCCTACGTGCTGCCATAATTAAAGTGTAGAGTCCCCCACTCATTGACTGAAGAAGAGAACTCTAACTGGGTATTAACCTACTTGTCCTTGGCTTTCCACACGTTTAATGCGCACCAGTCCATAATCATATAAAGTTTTTTCATCAAACCGTCATCAATTGGTGTCGGTGTGACAGCTGCTACAAAAGAGCAGATTGTTACAATTACGGGGACAACTGATATTAATTTTCCTACTAATAAGAAAAAATCTATCATATTTCTCTCCTCAGTCCTTTCCGCTCTTACGAGCTAGACTGCTTAACCACTATTTATAAGAGCCTTCGCTAAGGTTAACTCCATCGCCGTTGTGGTCACTACTCGGCTTAAATTGTGTGATTTCTTTTGCAGTTTTTCTTTCTGCTTCAATCATCTTATCTTTAATGTCGACTTTACCGTCTCCATTTAAGTCATTGGGGTCTACCCCCTTTAATATATTCCAAATTCTTTTAAACATAATGTTTCCTATTAGGGCGGAGCTGGGACCCCTTGATTTATTTCCGTGTCATGAAATTTACTTCATGCAGTTTTGCTTAGTATAAGGTCACCCGCTCCTAAAAATTAATCACCTCCTCAGGTTAAACTTTGGTTACTTTTTCTTCTTCTTGCCTGTTTTCTTTTTCTTTTTGGGCCGTCCGACCCTGGAACCATAAGTTCCTTTTCCATATGGCATTGCTTTCTCCTAAGTCCAACGAGGTGGCTCGTCTGGACACTCAGCCCATCTTAATTTAGTTTTGAGGGGCATAAAACATTTACATATTGTACAAGTTTTCCAAAACTTACTATATTTTGGACACTTCTTACAAATCTTTAGTCGCTCTTCAGGCGACTTCTTTCGGTTCATGTTCTATCGCGTCTGTTTTTGTTGTGTTTTCTACGTTGTAGATTCTTTTTTCTAGCAAAGAGTTTTTTTAGTCTAGCAGATTGTGGAGTTTCTCCGTGTTCTTCTTCTGATTTTTCTACTGCTTTTTTTAATTTTTCTTCTATCTGATTAGCCATTAATAAACTTCCATGCTTCTTCTTCTGATTTATATTGTGTTAAGGCATTTTGGTCATCTCTTACACACCACACACCTCTTTTAAGAAACATCTTCCACCCTTCAGGTAAAGCTTTTTCTGCTTTAGCTTTTGGTGACTTAGATATATCTTTTTTGTTATATTCCATTTCCATTGTTTTCTCCTAGTGCATTGTCATCATTGTTCCAACAATGCCCATTAAGGATACAAGTAAAAAACCTGCGCATCCTAATAATATAGATTCTAATCTAGAAACTTGTCCTTCGATTCCATTGAATCTGTCCGAAGCTCCTTTTTCCATAGATTCTATTTTGTTAAATATCGTCTTCCATCGTTCTGCACAGATAGCTTCGTGTTTCTCTAAGTTGGCAGCTACCTGCTCGATTTCCATGTTAGTCCCCTTTAAGTCTTTGTGGATATTTCCACATTTATAAAAATTATATCAAAATATCAACAAGATGTCAAGTATTATTTTCGTATGGTATAGATTTTTACTGGCTCCGACTTGCCTTTTACAGTTACCTCGTCAAGAAACTCGTACTCATAACCATCTACTAAACTGTGTTCGGATATGATTAAATCCGCATCGTAGTCTTTACAACTAGATTCTAGCCTAGCAGCCAGATTAACCGCATCACCAAGAACACTGTAATCGAAGCGAGTACTAGAGCCAAAATTTCCAACCACACACGGACCTGAATTAATCCCAGCACCCGTATTAATTTGGTCAAGGCCTTCCTCTGCAAGTGTTTCATTTAATTCCTCCAAGGCTATTCTCATTTCAATAGCCGCTTTTGTTGCATTCTCTATATGGTTTTCGTCAGGTAACGGTGCTCCCCAAAATGCCATGATGCAATCTCCCATGTATTTATCTATCGTGCCTCCATGCTTGAGAATAATCTCAGTCTGATTGTCGAGAAAACGATTAATGAGTCTGGTAAGACCTTGTGGGTCTTTCTGGTATTTTTCAGAGATGGGAGTAAATCCTCTTATATCCGAAAAAAGAAAAGTTAGTTGTTCCGTGAACCCACCCAATCTCAGTAATGATGGGTCTTCCTGTAATTTTTTTACTAAGTCGGGGCTTACGTACGTCCCGAATTGTTGTTTGATTCGAAGTTTCTGACGATACTCGGAAAGGAAACTCAGGAATGTATGATACCCCCAGTACAGAATCGAGATAAGAATAATGCCTGTGACGTCAAACAAGTAAGAAGATTGATATAAATACCAGGCTCCGTATATTGACCCACCAACTATTAATAACAGTGAGGGCAACGAGAACCATATGGATCTTGTTGCAAATGCAAGGGATAGTAGGACGAGTATTGCTGCTGCGAGCTCTGCTCCGAGTACCCAAGTAGGTATAGAAGGAGCAGTCCCTGTAATAAGATTATGAAGAATGTTAGCTTGTATTTCATGTGGGTACTTCGCCCCCGCAGGGGTCGGCACAGGGTTTGTTACACCCTCTGCAGTAGTGCCGAAGATAATGAATGGAGCTTCTATAGGATTCTTTAGAAACTCCAATCCTGTTTGTTTGTAAAACTTCGTATTCCAGTTTAAAAAGATACGACCATTCGCATCTGTATTCATTAAAGGGTAGTTTGGTATTCTAACCCATTGCACGCCTTCTGGTGTTGTTTTTAGCTGGTACGAAGGATCGCTTACTGCGACTCTTAAGAGTTCCAAGGCGAAACTC